AAAGGTATATCCAATCCGAAAAAGGCAAAGCGGCGCAAAAAAGGTATATCCAATCCGAAAAAGGCAAAGCGGCACAAAAAAGATATGCCCAATCTGATAGGGGTAAGAAAATGCAGAGAAGAAAGGCAAAACGCCGCTGGCAGAAAGAACTTGAAAGGCGTGATATGGAGAAATGGAAACAGGAAGTCCGGGAGTACAATAAGATGCACCGATACGAAAATTAAAGGAGATTGAGTGGATGAAAGAATTACGTGAGGACATTATTCAAGCGGTAGATGAAATATTTTTATACATATACACAGAAATAAAACAGTTGTTTTCTTGAAATCGTTGTGCTATCATACAGAAAAGGCACAGATAGAGGGAGTATGATGGTACAGTGGCCCATAAAATCATGATAGGATGCCAAAAGGGCGGCATAGGTAAGACATCTACCGCCGTGATATTGTCAGAGATATTGGCGGCATCCGGAAGTAAGGTGCTAGTGTTGGATTTGGACAGCCAAGGGAATGCTACGCAGATGCTCACTCAAAAAAGCATATATACCTATAGTGGCAACACGATGCTTGAAGCAATCATGGAGCGAAATCCTGAAAAGTATCTGATTCATCCAAAAGAAAACATTGATTTGATACCAGCGGATGATATGCTGGTAACTTTCAGCCGGTACATTTACCGTGAAAAGGTTCCGAACCCGGTAAAGGCTCTTGGAAGTGCTATCCGTGAGATAGAGGGAAATTATGATTATATCGTCATGGATTGTCCACCGAACCTTGGGGATTTGGTTCTGAACGCTATCGTGTACAGTGACTATATCATCATTCCGATACATCCGGATGGTTTTGGTTCCGATGCTCTTGATCGATTTGTTTCCAACATTGAAGATGCGGTGGAAAACGGTCATACGAAAGCAAAGATACTAGGAATCCTGTTTACCATGAGAGATATGCGGAACTCGCTGGAGCGGACATTCGGAGAAAACATCCGTGAAAGATACGGTGACCGTGTATTCCATACGGAAATAAAGCGCAGAGCAAAGATTAAAGAATTTGCGTTTACAGGTACCCGGATGGAGAAAAAGGCAGAAATTGAAACGCTATCAGATTATATTGACCTTGCAAAAGAAGTTATAACAAGAATAAACGGTTAGGAGGTAGTTATTGTGTCAAAAGGCAATGATTTATTAAAAAAGAGACTGCAAGAACTGAATGAGAACAAAAAAGAAACGGAAAGTAACAAGCCGGATGTGGTAAATACCATCGTGACCGGCAAGGAAGAAAAACAGAATTTTTCCGATATAGCAGCACAGTTGGAAGAAAGGAAGAGGAAATTAACGGAAGGACAGGCCGGAGCAAATGATGGTTATGTAAAAGATACGATTTATATTCGCAAGGATTTATGGGAAGCAATGCAGGCATTATGTATTGAAAAAGGCGATAAGAAGAACCATGTCAATGCGGCTTATGAGGATTACATTTCAAAAATGCACCGATTATTGTCAGAATAATCTAGTAAAAAAGGCAGAGAATGGATTGTATACCAACAATTATTCCCTGCTTTTTTTTATAGATGTTATATAATTATATCGAACATATATTCCTCAATTACTTAGCGAACGACCAATAGAAATAAACCTCGCTATCATCCACTTCTATCCGTTCCAAGAGTTGAAACAAAGAATACCGCACATACTCTATATTTCCTTTTCGCATGGCCGCAGGAAGTTCTTGAATGAGAAGTTTGGCCGCTTCCATTCTAAATGTATTTGTATTGCCTTTTTGATTTGTATTGATTTGATTAAGTAACCGCATCTTTTCTTGATATAGAGAATCAATTCTTTGTGAAACATCCACAACTTGGAGTGTAGAGTCGTTCGCTTGGTATAAGTCCATTAAACGTCCTATCTCTTCGTTTAATCGTGTAATTTCCTCTTGGACTTTGCCGACAATGATACCGCCTTTTGGCGGTATTTTTTTTATTTCATGAAATAATTGAGGATTTTTGTTAAATCGGCTTATTTCATCGTATACTACATTTTCTAATTCTTCAAGAATCCAATTTTTGTTTTTACAGTTTGGGTCCTTTACCATGAGACGATTAACCTTTGACCTGGAGTGGCAGCAATAGAACTTTTTCTTGTTAGAGTTTTGCTTTACACCATACCTTGCGCCACATTTAGCACAGTATACCAGACCGGATAAAACGTACTTGCTACCCTTTTTTGCGTATTTATGGACACCGGAACGCATATAGGAAACACGTTCAAAAGTTTCCTTTGAAACGATAGGGTCATGGCTGTCCGGTGTAAGAGTACCTTCAAAGTGAACGGTGCCTATATAGAGCGGATTATCCAGAACCGTTGCAATCGTTCCGGGGTGCCGCCAATCTCCATGTTTAGTTGTATAACCCTGCATTCGCTCGGATATGGCTGCAATAGATAGTCCGGCAGCATAGTATTCAAACACCATTCGCACCTGCTCCGCTTCTTTTTCATTTATGACCAGCTCACCATCTATATAGTCATAGCCGATTGGGTCTGTACCGCCACCATGCCAATTTCCTTTTTTCGCACGACCGATACGACCGCCGAAAGTTCTTTCTTTGATTGTTTCCCTCTCCAGTTGAGCGAATACGGAAAGTATACCAACCATGGCACGTCCGAAAGATGTTGTTGTATCAAAGGATTCCGCTACCGATACAAAGTCAACGCCATTTGGAAGAAACAACTCTTCTATCAGATACAATGTGTCTTTTTGAGACCTTGAAAGCCTGTCCAATTTGGTTACGAGAACAACGTCAATTTTCCCATCTTCAACGGCTTGAATCATCCGCTCCATGGCCGGACGTTCCAGAGTAGCACCACTATATCCAGGATCGATGAATATATCAACACATACCCATCCCTTAGCCTTACAAAATGCAAGCAACTTTTCTTTTTGCTCCGGTATGGATGTATTTTCTTTTTGTCCGTCCGTTGATACCCTTCCATAAATCCCTACTCTTTTCATGCCGAAAGCACCCCTTATACATTTTTTTAACTTTTTATACATTATACTACAAAAAACTATTGACATTTACTTCCAGAAAGAGTATGATTACAAGTACAGAAACAAAACAGAAAACAAACAGCCAAACACAGAAAGGGGGTTGAGAAGTTGGACAAGCAGAAGATTACAAAGGCTCTTGTAAAAATTGGAGTGAAAAGAAGCCTGAAAGGCTTTGACTATCTCACAAGTTGCATCGGTCATGAAATCGAAAAAAGTCGCACCGTGTGGAGTTGTGTTCGCACCGTTGCGGATGAGTTTGGATGTGAATATGCGACAGTGGAGCATTGCATCCGGACCGCAGTTGGTAGTTGCAGTAAGAATATTGCTCCTGAAGATCGAGCAAGGCTTTTTGGCAATCAGAAGATGACAACGGCAGTTTTTGTTAAAACCGTTGCATCATGTATCAAAGATGGTACGTTGTAAAGTAAAATGTAAACGCTTACATAAGCGAGAAAGGAAAGGTTATGAAAGAAATTATTTTAAAACAGGTGCATATGGAGAACTTCAAGAGATTTCAGAATGAAACAATTGAGTTCGGACAGAGGACAAGCATCTTCGGTCAGAATTATCTTGGAAAATCTTCAATTGCCGATTTATTCTCATGGGTTCTGTTCAATAAGAGCATTACCGGGAACGTAGAGGGAAAGCATTTCCACCCTCGTAGATATGACGAAAACGGTGTAAATATCGACTATGTGGATGTTGTCGGTGAAATTGTTATCCTGGTGGATGGAGTGGAAACAAAAATCCGAAAAGTTCAGAAGCAAAATTGGGTGCGCCATCGTGGTTCCGAATCGGAGGTCTATGAGGGGGATTCACAGGAATATGAGTGGAACGATGTACCGGTGTCGGCCACAGAACATAAGAAGAGGGTTGATGAAATTATTTTGGAAAAAGTGTTCATGCTTCTGACGAATCCGGCAGCGTTCCCATCAAAATCGGATAAAGATCAGCGAAAGTTTCTCATGGAACACGTGGAAAAGATAACAGATGCCGATGTACTTGCAAATCATCCGGAGTTTGACTTCGTGGTTAAAGCCATGGGTAACTTAACGATGGAAGAGTTGGAAGCTAAAAACAAGAAAGAAATTGATGCTTACGAAAAAAAGAAAGCGGAACTTCCAACACGAATCGACCAGGAGAGAAAGCACATTGAGGAAATGGACTTCTCTTCCGTTGAAGCGGAATTGGCAAGTGCTGAAAAGGAACTTTCCGAGAATGAATCAAAGATTGAGGATACCGGTAAGGCTTATGAGAATTTGAACGCTCTGAAAGCCAAAAAAGCGGAGTTACAGGGGGAAAAGATTCAGATTGAATCGGAGCAGAACCTTGAAAACGAAAAGAAAAAGAGAACACTTCAGGATGCAGTTGATAAAGCCGGTTCAGAGTTCGATGAGTATTTCAGAGAAAGTCAGAAACTCAATAGAGATTTAGATGGTTTGAAATCTCAAATGGAAAGAAACAAAAAGGAACTTGAAGAATGCCGTGAGCAGTACAAGGATGAAATGAGCAAGGAAATGGACGAATCCACTCTGGTATGCCCTACTTGCGGTCAGGAGTTTCCGGAAGATAAAAAAGAGGAAATCAAAGCCGCTTTTGCTGAAAAGAAAGCAAATGCCCTCAGAGCCATCAACGAAAGAGGTAGCAATTTATGTAAGGAAATTAAGGAAGTGGATGAAAAGGCTGCATCTATCGAAGAGAGAATTGAGGAACTGAAAGAATTAAAGATTAAGGCTCAATCGGAAGAGAGCAAAGCAAAAAAGGAACTGGACGCTTTCTGCAACGAACCAAAAGAGCATACATCTGAATGGCTTGCATTGGATGAAAAGATTGCAGAATTGGAGTCTGATATTGCAGGAATCGACACTTCGGATGCCGACACCTTAAAAGAACTGCTGAAATCGGAACGCTCCAAGATTCAGAAGCACATAGACGTTCTAAAGAGCCGTCTTGCGCTGAAAGATGTGATTGAGAAGTCAAAAGAGACCGTCAAAGAACTGGAAGAAGCTATGGCGCAGAACACTCAAAACCTTGCGAATTGTGAGCGTTTGAAAAAGGAGATTGAGAAGTTCCGAACAACGAAGAATCAGATGTTATCTGACCGTGTAAACAAGCGGTTCAAGGTGGTTAAGTGGAAACTGTTTGAAAAACAGAAAAACGGCGGTATCAAGGATGTTTGTGTGTGCATGATTCACGGCTCACAGTACGGAGAGAACACCACATCCGCAACCGAGCGAATGATGGCCGGAATGGACATTATCAACACCTTGCAAGAAATCTACGAAGTAAAAGCACCTATCTTCCTTGATGATGCTGACCTTTACAATGAGTGGAATATACCGGACATGGATAGCCAGCTGATTAAATTATGCGTATCACAGGACAAGGAACTGAAAGTCGAGGTGTAAAGTGATAGTAGGAGATAAGGTTGTTATGAATGACAAGTACTATGTGAATCCGGCTAACAGAGGAAAGGTGTTTACCGTTAGAACAGAACCACGTGAAATTTGCGGAACAATGGCGGTATTTCTTGAAGAAAAGATAGGTTGTTATGCAGTCGATGGACTTGCCATTGTAAATGAAAGTGAGGTGAAGTGAAATGACGATTATGGAATGATAGCAGGCTTAATTGTGATCGATATTGTAGCAACCGCTGTACTAACGATTGTTGCAATACAGGCACGAAATGAAGCTTTTGCAGCAAGTTATTATTCTGATCAAACCATGACAGATGTAATGAAACTTAGACGGAAAATAGTCGATATTAGTGAAAACGAAGAAACAATATTGTATCGTAAGTTCTTAAAATTTCTTGAAAATGAAATAGAGAAAGGAGAATAGAAATGAATCTAATCAAGTTAAAGTTTTTAAGAAACGGCGAACCATCCGGCAGAGAATACACATATATCAGCAAATCTGATGTAGCGGTAGGAGATACAGTCATCGTAAGACCACCAGAAAGTCCAGATCATGAACCGCCGAAAGGAATTATCACGATGGTAGATGTTCCGGAATCAGAGGTTGAGAGTTTCAAGGACAAGCTGAAAGAGATTGTAGGACCAATATGCGCCACTTGTGAAACGTGCGAACACCTTATAGCTTGCGGAGAAGGTGACCATATCTGTGACGCAGGAGAAGGAAAGGTTGTACTTTCTGACTATGAACAAACGGATGATTTCTACTGGTGCAAAGGTAGAAAATACAAAGAAAAATAAGAAAGTGAGGACTATCAAATGAACAGAAATCGCAAATTGAGTGAAAAGACATACGGACCTAGACACGTGCAGCCACATATGCCATTGGACCGTGCAACAAAAAAGAAAGTTAAAAGAACTGCAAAGAAAGGATGGTAAGTGATTATGTCAGAAGAAACAACGAAAAACGAGGTATCAAAAGGACAGGAAATGAGAACTGTCTTATCTGTAGCAACAAACAACTATATGCAGGTAATCAAGAAACAGATGAATGAGGGAGGTGCCACCTTTGATGAGTATTCCGGAAAATGTGTCATGTCGGCCATGGCTGCTATCAACAACATGATTCATGGTAAGGGATTGACGTTCAACGACCTCAATTCATCCAATGTAAACGAAATTCTTATTCAGATTGCGACATTGAAACTGAATGCCAATGCGGTACCGAGAGAGTGCTATTTTCAGGTTCGCAATGTGAATGTTGGCGGTAAAGGTCAGCAGGAACAATGGGAAAAGCAGATTGAAATGGGTATTGAGGGCGATGGTAACGATGCTATTCTTGCAAGATTCGGACGAGATGTAAAAAAGGTATGTCAGGTATGGCTTGTAAGAGAAAAGGACAAATTCGTATATCCAAAGCATAACGGACTTGAGATGACCGCTCCGCAATGGGAACCAACCGGACAGGGCGAAGTAATCCGTGTTGTATACCCAATCATCAAAACGGACAACACCGTTGAGTATTACATCGGAGAGCGGAGAGACGTTGTTAAAAACCTGTATGCTCATATCAGCAATAACATGATGAATGAGACCTTTGGACTTGTCAAAAGCGGTAAAAAGACAAGATACGATGCCACTCCGGAAGAAAAGAAAAAGATCAATGCCAAAAAGAAAGAACTTATGTCAAAGGCAAGAAGCCTTGGTGACCTCGATAAAATCCTCGATTGCGAAGAACTCTCCCCTTATATCTCACCGGCATGGAAAGAGTATCAGAGCCGAGAGCAGATGATTATCCGCAAAATGAGAAACAACGTCACAAAGAAGATTCCGAAAGACTTTGACAGTGCCTTGACCGCTGAACAGTACAACATGATGGATGATACCTACAGAGAGGTTCATGCGGAGATTGAGGACTTTGCAAACAGCACGGTATTTGACACAGATTTCAAAGAAGTACCGGAGTCAGACCATGAACCGGAATCAAGTCAGCCGGTGGAAGAAAAAGAGGAACCATCGGAGAAGAAAGAACCTGCTCCTGAGAAAGAAGAACCAAATGGAGCGGATGCATTGGAAACACCAGAATGGCTGCAGTAGGTGGATGCTTATGGTATTAAAGGTAATAGCATCCGGTTCATCCGGAAACTCTTATGCTCTTGTTGATGATGATGGCATCCTGCTCATTGAAGCAGGAGTGCCACTACAAGAGGTATATGAAAAGATAGATTACAACGCAAGAAGCATCCTTGGATGCTTAGTAAGTCATTCCCACGGAGATCATGCGAAGTATATCGAGCAATATATTAAGAGCGGTATTCCGATTATGACAAACCATGAGTACTCAATGAAACTGAAAGGAAAATATCCGTATTACATGATTCAGAGCGGAATGGCATCCTTTGATGGTATCTATTCTGTGGCATCTTTCGACTGTATTCATGATGTACCTTGTGCAGGGTTCGTCATTAAAAACAAGACGATTGGCAAACTCCTATTCGTAACCGATACAGAGTATTTGAAGTACCGATTTGATGGAATCAATCACATCATGGTTGAAGCGAACTATGCACAGGACATCATTGACGAAAACATGAGCAGTGGTGATATTCCGAAGTCATTACGTGACCGAATCATGAAAAGCCATACGTCAATTGAAACGGCAAAGGGCATTGTACAGGCAAATAAAAACCCGATGCTTAGGAATGTAGTTCTGCTACACCTGAGCGGCCATAATTCGGATGAAAATAGGTTCAAATCGGAAGTAACCGGCATAGCCGGTGAATACTGCACCGTAAATATTGCTCGTAAAGGAGTAGAAGTAGATTTAAGACTATGTCCTTTTTAGAAATGATTGCACCAAATGAATGTTTATATATCACGGATTAACTGTAAACAAGTAAAGGCTCCCTGCCATGGTGCCGACAGGGAGCAGAAAGGAGAATTGACATTTCTCTCCGATATTTTGAAAAAAGGAATACAAAACTATCAAAATTCAACATTATTTATGTTAGAATGTGAAAAAAGAACGAAAAAAAATCTCCCTGATGGTTTGGCCGCCGATAGGAAGATTTTTGGAAGGTTTGTATAACCTATTTGATTTGTACTTTAGTATACCACAGTTATACATTCCTTTCTAGTAGGAAGGAAGAAAAAAGTGAATAGTTCAAATGCATTGAAATTTTCGACACACCAGATTGACGAAGCAAAGCATCACATATTCTTCCAACATGACGGAGCAGATGGATATATTACTCTGGCAAAAAAGGAAAATGGTAAATTCATTCAAAGACACTATCGACCGGAGAAGTTAGCAGAACATCTGACTAACTACATGGGGGAAGATATTTATTATAGTCAGAATACTTTTTACAAACCGCAGCGAAGAATTGAGAATATTCGGCAGTTAAGGAATTTGTACATAGACCTTGATTGTTACCTATTCAACTATGATCCGGACTTTGTTGTTAGAAAACTAGAGTTAGAGTATTTCAAACAAAGCATTCCGGAACCGAACCTAATCATATTCAGCGGACGTGGAGTGGTTCTGATATGGCTCATTGAGCCGGTACCATACAAAGCCTTGCCTTTATGGAATGCCATTCAGAGATACCTTTTGGAACAGCTGAAGGATGTCGGTGGTGACCCGAAAGCGTCTGACGCAGCGAGGGTGTTCCGAGTAGCCGGGAGCATCAACTCAAAGAACGGTGCCGAGGTTCATGTAGAATACCGCCATGGTTATAGATATGCTTTAAGGGATATACAGTATGACTATCTACCGGAACTGACACCAAAGACGGAAAAGAAGAAACCAGGCAGACAAAAAAAGGTTGTCCATCTTTATAATATATATTCGCTCAACCATGCCAGAATCCTTGATATTACTAAGATTGTAGAGTTGAGAAATTATCAAGTGACCGGCTATCGTGAAGTAATATGTTTTTTGTACCGATATTGGATGTGTTGTTTCTGTAACGATACAGAAGAAGCCTATAGGCAGACTATGGAGTTAAATAATACATTTACCTACCCTTTGCCTGAAAGGGAGTTAAAATCGGCAACAAGGAGCGCAGAAAAGGCATATGAAGCACGAAGCAACAAAGAAGCCAATGAGCGTGCTATTAAGTTAGGATATCCTGGAGCAGGCTATAACATAAGCAATGCGAAGCTGATTAAATGGCTTGATATCACGCAAGACGAAATGGAACACATGAAAACCATCATCAACCCTGCGGAAAAGCGGAGAAGAGACCGAATACGCAAAGACAAAGAGCGTAGAGAAGCAGGAATCCGGACGAAAGAACAGCGGTTGGAAGATGACAGAAAAGCTATGATGGAAAAGGTTGAAAAGATTCGGCTTGCACTCGAAAAGAATCCTAACCTATCCATCCGTCAATTGGTTGAAGTAACTGGAGTTCCAAGGTCAACCATACAAAGGTTGAAGAAACTTATATAGACCAATATAAACGGAACTGGAATGGGACACCTAAAACGAGGGGAGAAATCCCCTCCAAAACAGAAAGGAGAATCCATGAAAAAGAAACTAATCGTATTTGTAGCCTACCTTGCATTACTCGTTGCAACAATATCTTTTATTGCGGCAAACGGCGGTAGGACGGACAAAGAGCAGCACGAAATATCTTATGCGAAAGAAGAAACCCTCGTAGGGCCTGAAACCACCATCGAAACACCACAAGTAACACCAACCTCAACACCTACCGTAACACCAACGCAAAAACCACGAAAAAATAAACCACCAAAACCACCTTACCTTGATGTACCGCTGTCAAAAAAACTCCAAAAGCACATATTTAAGCTATGTAAGAACGACAAAGACCTATACCTACTCACCATGGCAGTAATTAAAGCAGAGAGTGACTTTGACCCGGATTGTATCGGTATTGACGGCCACGACAAAGGATTGATGCAGATACGAGATTGCAATCTGGATTCTTTGCAAGAACGATTCGGAAAGATTGTTCTCATGGACCCATACGACAATACAAAGTGCGGAGTGTATATGATCCGTCAGATAAAAAAGAAATACAAGCATAACAACCTGACTTTGATGGCTTATAACTGCGGTGAAGCAGGAGCAAGAAGGCTATGGAAAAAAGGTATCTATTCAACCAAATATTCAAGAAAAATAACTGAATATTACAATAATTTCAAAAAAGAATGCAGAAAGGAGCAATAGTCATGTATCAGTGCAACAAATGCAACTCGGAGTTTATGTTTCCAGAGGTAAAGTTACCGGATGCCGGTATGCCATATGGAATCCTTGGCAGAAGAAAATTGCGAGAGGTCAAATTTTGTCCGGAATGTATGTCCGTAAACATTGAGAAAGTAGAGGTTGAGAAAGCAGTATGACGAATTACGCAAACAGAGGTATGCAGCTTGAAGAATTTATTACATTTTCAAATAATCAGTATAGGAAACACGGCATTGCTGTGGTTTGTAAAGTTCCGACACCGTTTATCCCAATCAGAAACAGATACGGAAAGGTTATCAGTTGTAAGGTTGAACAGAAAGCGACCGTGGACTTTATGGGCAGATACAGAAATATCCCGGTAGCCATAGAAGCAAAGAACACGAACTCGGACAGAATCCGCTTTTCAGAGGTTAAAGACCATCAAGCGCAGTTTCTGAATGATTTTGTCGGTGAGCATGGCTTAGGGTTCGGAGCGGTGCTTGTGTCTTTCAAAATGCAAAGATTCTTCCTGGTGCCATGGTGTTTTTGGAAGGCGGCAAGAGATATGTGGATCAGGGACAGAGGGGAAAAGGCGGCTGTGATTGAATATGGAATGTCATGGACAACACCGGGCAAGGCATCCGTTTCCGCCAGCGAACTTCTCCAAGAGTGGGAAGTGAAACCAAATAATAAGTATGGACTTGCTTATCTTAGCAAGATTGATACATACATGAACAATTATGTGAAGGAGTGAACAAATCATGAAAAAGACGATTGTAATTTGTGACAAATGTAAGAAAGAAATCAAAGGTAACTATTTCAACCTTGTTGCCGGTAAATGTGGCAGCAAAGAGACCATGAACGTAGATCATGAGTATTGCGAAGAATGTATTTGTAAAATCATTGCCTTTGCAAACGGAGCGGTTGAACAGCCACCAGAACCGAAAGCTGAAGAGAAGCCAAAGGAAAAGCCGGAAGTGAAAAAAGAAACTATCCTTCCGGAGAAAAAGAAAGAAGTGAAAAAGAATCCTGAACGCAATGCAGAAACAAACAAGGTTATCGTTCCGGTCACTAAAGGGATGAATAATACGGAAAAAATCAAACATCTGTATAACCAGGGATGCTCAAATAGATACATAGCAACCACAGTTGGCACCACGGAGAATACCGTAAGCGTAACCATATGCCAGTTGAGGAAGAAAGGAGAAATCAAATGACAGAGCAGGACTTAAAAGAATGTATCGCAGAGGTTAAGCACAGTGCAATTCCGGAGCAATCAAAGGAAAAGATCATAAATACTTTGCAGGATAGCAGATGGATTCCATGTAGTGAGAGGAAACCGGAACCACTTAAAGATGTGCTTGTAACAGATGGCGAAAATGTGTGGTCGGATATGTATGACGATAAAGCACCATACGCATATTATTTCGCAGGAGAAGCAGATGTAATTGCATGGCGGCCATTGCCGGAACCGTACAAGGAGAGTGATTGAATGAAAATCGAAAGGACACGATATGTTGTTATGAGAAAAAATCGTACTGAAATATGGTGTGGCTTATCAAGAGAGTTTCACTTTGTCAAGATTGATGAATTAAAAAATACTGCAATCAAAACATACAGGACAAAGAAACAAGCCGAAAGCGGATGTTCTTCTTGGGATAGGGATTTTGAAGTTGTTGAGTGCAAAGAAATCATTGATATAAAGGAGTGATTGATAATGAGTGTAAAACCAATTTTATTTAACACTGAAATGGTGAGGGCCATGTTGGAAGGGAGAAAGACTTGCACTAGGCGAGTATTAAAACAGCCATTTGAGGTACACCCAAATGGCTATATCACAAAACCTAGGGGAAATGAAAGACTCTGCCCTTATATTCCGCCATATCAATCGGGAGACGTTCTGTACGTTCGTGAGACGTGGTGCAAGGATTCTTGTTGGGGTGAAAAAGAACAATATTATTACAAGGCTGATGATAGTAGATTCTTTCATAGATGGTTCCCATCAATCCACATGCCTAAAGAAGCGGCTCGTATCTGGCTTAAGGTTACGGATGTGCGAGTGGAACGGTTACATGATATAACAGGACAAGGTGTGCTTAAAGAGGGACTTAATAGTCATGTGCACCCCAAAGCATTTTATTTTGACATGAATCAGCTCGTAATGTTTGAAAGACTTTGGAACTCAACCATCAAGAAAACCGACCTTGACCGCTACGGATGGGATGCGAATCCGTGGGTATGGGTAATTGAATTTGAACGGTGCGAAAAGCCGGGAAAGGAGTAATTATGAGTAAGCATAAGGCAATATCCAAAAAACAAAGACTTGCAGTGTATGAAAAGTGTAACCATAGATGCGCTTATTGCGGTTGTGAACTGGAATATAAAGATATGCAAGTAGACCATGTAGAATCACTACATAGATATGAAACAGCGTACGCAATTGGAGAAGCGGACTTCCTCGATGAAATCGAAAACCTTATGCCGTCTTGTAGGCAATGCAACTTTTATAAGTCAACATTTAGTTTGGAAGATTTCAGACAACGGTTGCAGGTGTCCATGATGAACAACCTTAGAAAGAACTTCGGCTATAAGCTGGCTTTGAAGTATGGGTTAGTAGAGGAAAAAATGAAACCAATTAGATTTTATTTTGAAAAAATGAGAGGTGATAACAATGGCTCAATGGAATAGAAATACAGTTCCAAAATGTGAAGTAAAAAACTGTTCAGATGAGGTTTTAGTAACGGTAGAACATATAGGACATCAAGGGATTCTTTATAGAAGAGTAGTTAAAGCAGTATATATTCCGTATCAACATTGCACGTTGGAAGATATGGGATGGAGCGTGTATGACGGAGTTCCTAAGGATTGGAAATATTCAGAAGATGATGATTCATATTGGATTCCGCAAGGCTGGTATGAAGTATGCGATTATGATGAATATTCCTACTTAACAATTACGGATAAGGTGACAGCTTGGATGAAATTACCAAAACCATACGAACCAAAAGTTAAAGAATTTAGGAGGTGTTCAAAATGACTAACGCAGACAGAATCAGGGAAATGTCGGATGAAGAGTTAACAGTGTCTATTATGTGTCCGGCAGAGTATGATTTAGGTTTTAACAAAGAGTGCAGATGCAATGGCGAGATGAACAGGAATTGCCGTAAATGCACATTAAATTGGCTTCAATCAGAAGCAGAATAGGAGGTAATATGAGTAACAATTTAGAATTTATGAAAGAGCATAATTGTAAACATCTAAAAAACTGTAAGTTTGCTAGTGTTGTGAAATATCAGTATTCGGATGATAAAAAAGGATGGTATATACAATTTGGAAATGTGCTTCATGGTATAAAATATTGTCCTTATTGCGGTATGAGATTGGAGGATGAAAATGGACGATAGATATTTATTTAAAGCAAAGAGGATTGACAACGGAGAATGGGTGCAAGGAGTACCGTTTGAAATTGAAGGGAAAATGGTAATTCTAATAAAGGATAATGAAAATTTTTTAAGAGTCCATTATATTGAAGAAAATATGTGGAATGCTGAGATATATGCTATTGAGGTTGAACCAGACACCATTTGCCAATGCACCGGCTTAAAAGATAAGAACGGCAATCTAATTTGGGAGAATGATATTATTGCTTATTGGGACACATACAGCACAGAAAACGGACAAGCAGAAGCGGATTGCATTGGAAAAGTCATGTGGGATGATGAAACACTTTCTTTTTATGTGACAAACAGATTATCGGCTGAAAGCCATGAGGTTTTAGACGAATGTAGTGTTATCGGAAACGTATTTGACAATCCAGAATTGTTAGAAAGTGAGGAATAGCCATGGATAAAATAACATTAGTAGCTGTATTGACAGATTATGAAGAAACATACGATGTACGAAATGTAGATAAGCCTGAAAAAGAAAGCGAGGATTAGCCATGAAAAAAATATATATCAGCGGACCGATAACCGGAACGGATGATTACATAGAACGGTTTGAGAAAGCCGAAAAGGAGTTAGAATCGAAAGGGTATACCGTTATCAATCCGGCAAAAGTAAATTCCAATCTCCCGGATGATACAACATGGTTAGAATATATGAAAATATCTCTTTGTATGCTTCATATGTGTAATTGTATCTATATGCTGAAAGGATGGAAAGAAAGCCGTGGAGCATATCTTGAATATATTCGTGCTATTGATTTACGGTTTTCTGTATTGTATGAGGGGGAATAACCATGGCTCAATATTGTAGATACTGCAATAACCTTGTAACCGGGAACGGTATTTATTGCACAGCGAAGAATAAGACCATGGCTGAAAGCACGGCAAAGACTACGAACAACTGTAAATTGTACGTTTTTAATCATGTAGATGCTTTCTACGAGAATGCGGATGGTTACAGACCTAGAAAGCCATTAAAACCGATCAGTGATGATTGCGCCGGACAGATGAAACTTGACTTGACCTAATATACAAATTATGGTAATATAATAAATGCATTGATACTTGTTTAAGTAATTTTTTTCAAATCTTATCCTTCCCCTAAGGGACCGTTGATGGTTGCGTAACCGTTGGCGGTCCCTTTCAACATATACAGAAATAAACTTGAATTATTCTGCAAAAATGATAAAATGGTATCAAAAGTGGCTTAATTTTCACCATTTTTTGAAAAAGAGACTAAAAAAACGATTGAAAGCGAGGGAATTATGGATGGAAAGATAGTAAAGGAAAACGACTACAAAACAACGGCAACCCCAAAAGCGGTAACCAATGATGGTATACCGGTATTTTGTTCGCATGATGAAATCGTGCCGACAAAGAACCTCAAACCAAACCCACTCAATCCGAACAACCACCCACAGGAACAAATCGAACTTCTCAAACAAATCATAGAAAAGACAGGATGGCGGCAGCCTATTACCGTATCAAACCGGAGCGGTCTTATTACAAAAGGACACGGCAGATTACAGGCGGCCAAGTTTGCCGGATGGTCCAATGTCCCGGTAGATTATCAGGATTATTCTAACCAGGATGAAGAATATGCTGATTTGATTGCCGATAACCGCCTTGCGGAATTATCCAATATTGATAATGAGATGCTTTCCGAGATGATTGGAACCATCGAAAATGAGGATATTCTTTCCCTGACCGGATATGACGAAGAGGACATAGAAGCCTTGTTATCCGATATTGAAGAGGAAGAGGAACAGGAAGAAGAGGAAACACCAAAAGACCTCACTCCGTTCGCAAAAGCCGGGGATGTATGGCAGCTGGGAGAGCATCGTCTGATTGTTGGTGAAGATGATCCGGTGTGTGATGGTATCATTGCAAACTACGTTTATGAAACCGGGAACTTAGGTTGCACCTGCACTCGTGATGGTAAAGAATACGGATATATGGAACTGGTAACCTCATGGTCCGTTGAAAATGGAATGGAAGCCGATATGTTCAAAATGAGAAAGCCTGTAATTAAAAGAAAATAACAACGATAGGATGTGTTTGCTTGCATGGCAAAGATTAAACCTAAAGCGATGGCCGGAGATATTCCGGTGTATTGTTCTCATGATAAGATTGTCAGCATTACAAAAGTGGTACCGAACCCACGGAATCCAAACATACACCCGGAGCGGCAGATTGAAATTCTGTCAAAGATTATTCAGGAGCAGGGATGGCGGCAACCGATAACGATAAGCAACCGAAGCGGTTTTATCGTAAAAGGTCATGGTAGATACCTGGCAGCCGTTCAATTCAACGCAAATGATGTTCCGGTAGATTACCAGGACTACGAAAATGAAGCGGAAGAATGGGCGGACCTTATCGCCGATAACCGCATAGCCGAACTAAGCAACATGAATGAAGATTTACTTTCTGAATTGCTGCTTGATATCAGCGATACGGACTTTGATATTCTTCTAACCGGTATGGAATATGCCGACATTGACAGCCTTATCAATAATGACGAAGCCTTGACTGTGATTGACAATATCATGGATGAGTCGGAGCAGAAAAGGGAAGAACCACCAAAAGGAAACATGGATTATATCCCAAGCGAAGAACCCACGGAAACAACACCGCAAGATACAGTTGGAAACACAGAGGAAACACAGAATATCCACGAACCCACCACAGAAGAACCACAGATAACAACCACCACCAATTTCAATTACAAAGAACAATACGGCGTTATCGTCATTTGCAAGGACGAAACGGAACAGCAGGAAGTCTATGAAAAACTGGCCGCTGATGGTTACGAATGTAAGGTCGTGACAACATGAGCCAGTTGACCAAAATTGAAATACATAACCATGTAGAGGATTTTAATAGTTACCGTGCTGCAAGGGTAAAGAGCCTTTTCAACGCAAAAGACGGATGCAACTTTGACCTCGAAGCCACCATGGATTTATCCGGTGATTGGCAGATAGGAGTTGTTGTAGGCCCATCCGGGAGCGGAAAGACTTCCATTGGCAAAGTGATATTCGGAAACGACAAGATACACGATTACCGGAAAGGCTGGTCACATGACAAGCCTATTGTGGATGAGATTGCTCCTGATGGTGACTTTAACGAGGTAACCGGTGCGCTGGCTAACGTAGGTTTAGGTGATGTGCCGGCATGGTTGAGACCGTTCCACGTTCTTTCTAATGGTGAGCAGTTCCGGGCAGGATTGGCACGGATCATATGCGAAAAGCCAAGAGAGGTTGTCGTGGATGAGTTTACATCCGTGGTAGACCGTCAGATTGCAAAAATCGGTTCACAGGCTTTTCAAAAGGCATGGAGAAGAACAAACCAAAAAGGGAAAGTTGTACTACTGACACCTCACTACGATATTTTGAATTGGGTGCAGCCGGATTGGGTATTTGATACCGCTACGAAGAGATTTGAAAGGGGAACTCCCAGGCAAAGACCGAAGATACGACTTGAGATTTTCAAGACGAACTCAAGTTACTGGAAGTTTTTTAAGCCGCATTACTATTTAGATTTGCCGATGCCACCTGCAGCAGAGTATTTTGTCGGAACCGTTGATGGTGAACTTGCTTGTCATGTTGCCGTTGCTCCTATGTTTACGGCGAACGCTTACCGTGCTACACGGCTTGTAACAATGCCAGAATGGCAAGGGGCAGGTGTTGGGTTCCGGTTCCTTGAGTGGGTATGTGAATATCATCTTGACGGTAACGGACGATGTAATAAGCGGTACCCGACATTCTTCCATACCTCGCACCCTCAACTTTGCATGGCGTTAAGGAGAGGAAAGCACTGGATTCAGACAAGTGCCATGCTTTACGGTGATAACAAAAAAAGAAGTGCCATGAGCATTCAGAAAAGCCACAACAAAAACAGCGGAAAAATGAACGGTGTAGGCTATGGTGGACACTTCCGAGCGGTGCAGGGATTCAAATACATAGGAAAGTATGGTGAGAATCAATGAACATCTTTCTATGCGCTCAACGTAGTTTTGGAAAAGCGGTTCTGATCGAACTACACAATCGAGGTCATAACATCGTTGGAGTAGCACCGCCGCCGCAAGAGAAGTATTTTGACAAGATTGTCGGAGCGGCCATGATACGTGGTATTCCTTGCGTAAGTGATATGGACAAATTGACATCCGCAGATATTCCGGATAACACGGATTTGATTGTGGCAGCACATTCTCACTGGTTTATATCCGATAAGGTGATAGAAAAGGCAAGCCATGGTGGGATAGGATTTCATCCTTCCCTTTTGCCACGTCACAGAGGGCAGGATGCTGTCCGGTGGGCGGTTGCCATGGGTGACGCTATAACCGGCGCATCCGTTTACTGGCTGAATGAAAAGGTGGATGGTGGGGACATTCTCACACAAAAGCCTATCTTCATAGACAAATCATGGAGTTACAAGGACTTATGGAAAGAGATATTCCCTATCGGAGTGCAAATGCTCTGTGATTCCGTTGATTTAATAGAATCCGGCGAAGCCGGACGCTTTCCGCAAAATGAGCGGTATGCCACATGGGAGCCTTCATTTAATGCGAAAAGGCTCAAAAGAAACGAACTTATCATGATTGGAAAGGAGTGAATATGATGGCTAAGGAAAAGGAAATAATGCCGTGGGAACGGCAAGAAGATGAGACACCGAAGCAGTTTGAAGCATTCAAAGTGTATAGGAATATGGGGGAAGAACGTAGTCTATCAAAGGTATCAAAGCAGTTGAGCAAATCAACCGCATTGATGGCCAGATGGAGCCGAAGTAATAATTGGGTGGATAGATGCGTTGCATGGGATAACGAACAGGACCGCTTGCTTGCTATCGAACAGCGAAAGGAAATCAAGAAGATGCGTAAGCGTCATGCTGACGTAGCAAGTGCCATGATTGCTACCGCCGTAAAGGGTTTGAAGCAGATTCAGGAACACATGGAAGACATCAAGCCGCAGGATGTAGCAAGGCTTGTTGATGTAGCATCCAAACTGGAACGTATCAGCCGTGGAGATGTCGGAGATGTTGTCGAGCAGAGGGATGGCGGTCAGTCGGTTGACCCTGTTCAGATTTACATTCCGGACAACGGACGAAGCCGGAAAGATGATTCCTTTGACGATTTGGAAGTTTAGTCCAAGATTAGTCCAAATTTAGTCCAAGTTTAGACCATGATAAAAACATGATGAAAAGGGGGTGATGCCATGCCAGTAGTAATTAAACCACAGCCTAAACAGGAGCAGTTCCTAAGTTCCCCGGCTGACATCGTTATTTATGGCGGTGCTGCAGGTGGGGGAAAAACTTACGCCCTATTGATGGAAGAGTGTAGGAATAGTGGAAATCCACGTTTTAATTCCGTGATATTCAGAAGAAATAATACGCAGATATTTACCAATGGCGGACTTTAGCTTTGGGATTCTGCCATGGCATTACTCCCTCAAATTGGAGCAGAGCCGAAAAAAACCCCGAAGCCTACGTTTACATTCCGAAGCGGTGCCAAGGTTGTATTCGATCACTTGGAACGATATGAGGATTGCCTTGCTTATCAGGGTTCACAGCTGGTTATGGTTGCGTTTGATGAATTGACGCACTTTGATGAGGACGTATTCTGGTATATGTTCTCTCGTATTCGTTCTGATTCCGGCATTGATGGCTATGTAAGAGCCACAACGAACCCGGACCCTGATAGTTGGGTTCGGACGTTCATTGGCTGGTGGATAGGGGAAGACGGCTTGGCTATCCCGGAGCGGAGCGGTAAACTCCGATGGTTCATCCGCATCAATGGGGAATGTGTTTGGGGAGATTCCAGAATGGAACTACTCAAATACCAGTTTGACGGAGACATCACAGAAGTAGACAAGTCTATTGATGATACGGATAAACTATTTGTCCTTGACGAAAACGACAGCAAGGCACAGACGGTTATCAAAGAGGGCAGAGAGGGCGTTCTATACGTTGTCACAGGAACGAAAGAGTTCTTCCAATGGACAGGCGAAGAATACCACCGATTGATGGCACCAAAGAGCGTGACATTCATCCTCTCCACGTTGCAGGATAACAAGATCCTGATGAGGAATGATCCGTCATACCTTGCCAATTTGCAATCTCTGCCATATGTGGAGCAGGAGCGGTTGCTTGGTGGGAACTGGAATATACGTCCTGCTGCCGGAATGTACTTCCCACGTGCAAAGGCCAATATCATTGATGAGATCCCGAACGATGTCAAGAAGTGGGTTCGTGCTTGGGACCTTGCCGGAACAGAGGACAAGAAAAACAACAATCCGGAAGATGGTCCGGCTTATACCGCTGGTGTGCTTATCGGCAAACGGAAGAACGGACGTATTGTGATTGCTGACGTTATCAATCAGCGTCTTGATTCAAGTGACGTAAGAAATACAGTTCTAAACACCGCAAAGGCTGACAAGGAAGCATATAAGCGTGTGCGAATACGGATGAACCAGGACCCAGGGCAAGCCGGAAAAGACCAAGCGGCTCAATATCTCAAATTGCTATCAGGTTTCAGCGTGAATATCGAGCGTGAGAGCGGTTCTAAGGAGACAAGAGCCGAATCCCTATCATCACAATGGATAGGACTGAAAGGCTCCGAAAGGGGCAACGTGGACGTTCTGAACGCACCATGGACACAAGCCTACCTTGCACAGATGGACGGATTCCCGGACAGAAAGTTCAAGGATATGGCAGATGCCAGTTCGACCGGGTTCCTGGAACTAGAGAGTATGTCAAGCGGTTCCGCACCGCCTAAAGATACAGGTAACAGCAAACAATCATATTGGAACAGATAGGAGGTAACCAATGGCAAAAGAAGTAGGTAGAATAGGACAACGGAGATATTCCGGTGTGTTCTTTGAAGAGTTCTTGACGGAACTCCGAGGTGCAAAGGGAGCAGAAGTCTATACCGAAATGTCGGACAATGACAGCACGGTAGGTGCGATTCTCTTTGCGATTGAAAACCTCATGCGTAACTGTGAATTTACAATCGAGCCGGGCGGTAACTCCGCCGATGACAAAAAAGCAGCGGAGTTCGTGCAAGGATGCATGGATGATATGTCTATGACGTGGACAGACACGATCAGCGAGATTCTTTCATTCATCACTTACGGCTGGAGTTATCACGAGATTGTCTATAAGCGCAGAAATGGAAAGACCGGCAATCCTCAATCAAACAGCAAGTATGATGATGGCTTGATTGGATGGGCGAAACTGCCGATAAGAGCGCAGGAAACACTTTACCAGTGGAAGTACAAAGAGGGAACGGATGACCTCATCGGCATGGAACAGTGGTATATCACCGATTGCGACTTTGGACAGGTTGTGATTCCGATTGAAAAGGCTCTCCACTTCGTCACACGAAGCCGAAAGGCAAACCCGGAGGGCAGAAGCATCTTACGTACTGCTTACCGTGACTGGTATTTTAAGAAACGTATTCAGGAAATTGAGGGTATAGGTATCGAACGTGACCTTGCCGGATTCCCTACGCTGAAAGCACCAGAGGGAATGGACCTGTGGGACACAGATGATGAAGATATGGTAAAGGCTCTTGCAAATGCACAGCGCATTGTTACAAGCATCAGAAGAGACAGCCGTGAGGGATTAGTTCTCCCTGATGGTTGGGAACTCACATTGCTGTCCACTGGCAGCCGTAGGCAGTTCGACACAAACCAAATCATCGAAAGATACAACAAATCAATCGCTACAAGCGTGCTGACCGACTTCGTTCTTCTCGGACATGAGAGTGTCGGCTCTTTTGCGTTGGCCGACAACAAAACGAAGATGTTCGCTCTTGCCGTTGGTACCTACCTTGACATCATTTGCGAGGTATTCAACAACCAGGGGATTCCACGGCTCATTGACATGAACGGAGAACACTTCAAAGGCATTACAGAATATCCGTACATGAAGCACGGCGATATTGAGGATGCGAACCTTGAGAAGATAGGAGCGTTCATCAATCAGATGATTGGGAGCGGTGCGCTTACTCCGGATGATGATTTGGAAGATTACATCCGGCAGATCAGTAACCTACCGGAGAGAAAGACCAGCGTTCCGATGGAAGAGCGGAAAGGTGACAGTTCCGGAAACAATGCACCGGATGGCAAGGATTCAGAGGGCAAGCCGAAAGTCAATCCGTCAGCGGAACATAACCGGGAGCAGTACAAGGAAAAGCAGCAGGAGAAAACACCGGATGATATTGCAGATGAAAAGGAAGCCGAGGAAGCAAAAAAGAGTTTAGGCAGAAAGTGAGGTTAAGAGAATGGAATTAGAATTTGCGAAATACATAGGAACGAAACTGATTAAGGCAAAGCCAATGACAAGGGGAGAGTATAATGATTTGAAAGGAATAAAAGGTGATTACAGATATAAAGGAGAAGAAGGTTATCTTGTCGTGTATGTGGATTCCGATAATTACGAAAGCTGGTCTCCTAAAGATGTATTTGAAAGAGCATATAAAGCCTGTGATGGTGGAATGACATTTGGAGGTGCGTTGGAACTGCTAAAGATGGGATTCAAGGTAGCAAGGAAAGGCTGGAACGGAAAGGGAATGTTTATCTATATGCAGGACGGATCGTATCCGTATTTCCACCAGCTGAAAGAGGATGTGCAGCGGAAACTTGTTGACACGAATTGCGTCAACAAATCCGGAGCGGTTACTATCTGCCCTCATATCGACATGAAAGCAGCGGACGGCTCTCTTGTGATTGGCTGGTTAGCAAGTCAGACAGATATGCTTGCTGATGATTGGATTGTCGTTAAGTAAATAATACGTCTGTGAGAGCGTAGGACGTGCCTATTTGACGTTTTATATATTTATTTGACCAAATACCCATATAAAGAGTTAAAACGCAAATAAGGGCAAATATGAAAGCAACTAAGTTATCAACCGATTTATCAACATTATCAACAACCGCAAAAACTGAGTATTGCAAATATTTTGTTATTGTAATATAATACCAGTATGCTAGATTATAAAACCTTATAAAGAGCGTGTTTCCTGTGGCTTCGCTACCCCATTGGAGATGCGCTTTTTATTTGCTGTTGAAATTATTTTGAAATAATGTTATAATTTGGAATATGGTAGCAAGTATTAGCGGTGCTTGCCAGCCTAGGAAACTGAATACTTGCTATCATACAAATGCGTATTGGTCGAGGTGCCGCTAACACCTCCGCTGATACGCTTTTTGTGTAGAAAGATTAAGAGGTAAATGAATGGCAGACATAAAGTGGATAAAGATAACAACGGACATATTTGACGATGAAAAGATATTGTTGATCGAGAGCCTTCCGGAAGCAGACTCTATCATCGTGATATGGTTCAAGCTGTTATGTCTTGCAGGGAAGATGAATAACAGCGGTGTATTCATGATGAACGATAAAATACCGTACACGGATAATATGCTTGCTACCATTTTCCGGAGAAAGGAAACAACTATCAAACTTGCGCTAGAAACATTTGAAAACTTCGGAATGATAGAGCGGATTGACAATGTTATCACAATACCAAATTGGGGAAAGTATCAAAACATTGACCAGCTGGAGAACAAAAGGGATTATATGCGTGGATATATGCGTAATTACAGGGAAAAGCAAAAGCAAAAAATAGATTGTAAAACTAACAGTAAAACTAACAGTAAAACTAATGTTAGCGCAATAGATAAAGAAATAGATAAAGATAAAGATATAGATATATATAATAATATTTGTGCATCTGACAATGCACATTGCACAAATGACAAGCCGACAAAAACACAAATCAATGCATTATTTGAATCTGTTTGGAAACTTTACCCTGTCAAAAAGGGGAAAGGTCAGGTATCGGATGCAAAGAAAGCAAAGCTATATTCCGTTGGCTATGATGAGTTATGCAGAGCAATAGAACGATACAAGGCAGAACTGGAGAAGGATTCAGATTGGAGAAAGCCGCAGAACGGAAGCACATTCTTTAATTCCGGCTATGTGGATTATCTGGATGCGAACTATCAACCACAAGAGCGTAAACCAAAACATAAGAATCAGTTCAACGTATTTCCGCAAAGGGAAGTAAAGAAAGGTGAAATGAACGATTTGGAAAAGCAACTTTTGAGAAGGGAGAGTTAAGCAGTGATAAAGACATATAAGCAGGTAGACGTTCAGAAAGCCGGGAAGGTAATTCCAATCAACGCACTGAAAGCCACGAACAAAATCCGGAAGTACCTGAACGCAAAGGAGCCGGAACTTGTTTTCTTTTTGCATAACCTTTGGAATGCTCAAGGCAAGGCAATTACATACAAGGAATTGAGAGAAGCAATCATGGACGGCTATCTCTCGGAGAAGTTGCTGGAAGAGTGGTACCAGGACTATACAAAGTTTGTAGTGGATAAGGTTGCTCCGATGTGGGCGGATGCCATGAAAGAAGCAAATTCCGAACTGTACAAGAACCCTAAGTTTTATTTTGACCCAATGCAACAAGAGGTTGTGGACTGGACCAACACAAGAGCGGCCATGTTTGTTACCAGCGTCACGAGGGAACAGGTTGCCGGAATCCGTGAGGTTGTCAAAAGAGCGTCACAACTGAACGATATGAACGTGGACGAACTATCAAGGGCAATTCGTCCGATGGTTGGTCTTGATTACAGACAGAGCATTGCAAACATGAACTACTACACGAAGATGATCGAGAATGGCGTTAAGACAAGAACCGCTCTGGAAAAGAGTATAAAGTATTCCGCAAGGCAGAACCGATACAGAGCCTACCGGATAGCACGGACAGAACTTTCCTTTGCGTACAATCAAGGTTCCTACTATGGCACAAAGCAAGCACAAGCGCAGGGACTTCTCGGAAGAGTTGAAAAGGTGTGGTGTACGGCAGAGGATGAGCGCACTTGTGAAATATGCGGAGCGTTGGAAGGTAAGAGGATTGCCATGGACGATGATTTTGAGTTTAGGACAAAACTGATTGAACCTGGAATCAAGAGAGTACCACCAGCACATCCACACTGCCGATGCACGGTTATCTATGACGAAGTAGAGCCGATCATCTATCCGATGGATGCGGATAACATCAAGCAATAGAAAAGGGAGCGGTTATCCGCTCCCTCGTTGTTATTTGATTGCACCCTCTCTTTTGAGTGCTTGGAACATCATAGCGTGCAGGTGTGACATTTCAGCACTCAATTCATCCCAAGGCTTGCTAAGATACATATCCTCTTCCATGTACGGTTCATCTGCCTTGTGATAAAGGCTCAATACTTCGGGACACTCATTGTTTACTACCGCATAATCCCCTTTGTCGTTGATGACCGATTCAGCCAACCAGATACCGCCACCTGTGTAAGATACTTCGATGTTGCTCATTATGATCCGCTCCTTGTTAGTATTCGTCCGGGAAAAGGACAGTTGTAATTGTCTTGTCGGGCATCTTATCCGTCTTGACCCAGATTCTTCCCTCTGATGTTTCATATGCCCCCATAACATCCATTGTACCGTCCTGTATGCTTCTGTCATTCAAAAGGGCATCTTCCTCTGATGTTTCTCCCCAATCACCACTCTCAAACTGATGTAAGGACAATACAACCTCTCTGGAAAAACTCTTTGAGTTCTCCATCTTTGCATTTACACCTCTTGTAACGAATACCTCGCCAATGTTTATTTTTGTTTTGCTCATAATACCTAACGCTCCTTTCCGTACTTCGTATCTTTCCCCCAAAATCTTCCGTTGTAGGAAATCAATCCGATGTACTTTCCGTTCTCGTAAACATTACCGCCGCTCCAGTTACCTGCTCCGAGATCATGCTTGTCGATATAATCTCTCACGGCTGACTGACACTCTTCGATGCTATCAAACTGATAATCACCGCTTGGAACACCAAAGAGCGGTTTATCTGGATTCTGTCCTATGTCGATATTTCCACAACTTGATAATCTTACTTCGTACTTTTTCATGATGCTCACATCCTTTCTAATCATCTTCTAAATCGTCAATGTTATCTCCCTCATAGGCTTCAAACACCGCACTTTTTGAGTATTCATTTCCACCGTATCCGCTCTGGCAAAGATACATTGTGTTTTCGTTTGCACTGAAACAGGTATGGTCTAAGTCAACCTGCATAGGATATCGTGGTTGGTAGCAAAGTTTTACTTCCATGTTTCCGTCCATGTTTTCAAGTGCTTCTCTCAATTCTTGTACTGTCATAATGTCCTCACTTTCTACCTTCGTAACCTCCGTGGTGGGTCGCTATTGTTAATGGCTAAGCATATCGTACTGTTTTTGTTATTCTGTTCTGTCATGAAGTGACAGAGGATAGTCAGAATCAAATCTTGAATCGGATGTGTAGCAGATGCAACCGCCGCTCATCCAGCCTACACCAGTAGGTCTTGCTACTGGCTCGATGTGCTTATGTTCTTTGCCACCCCAAAATGATGTTACAATTTTGCAGAGATTTTCAGGGAGGTTATCCTCATCAATCTCTACGTTTCCATCTTCGCAGATTAGAAGAATTTCATTGTATCTTTCTGAAATTCCGTGGTTGCTGCAGTTACCGAAACTCTTGTTCTCATAGATACCTACGTTTAATGCTCTCATGATGTTTATCCTTTCTATCCTCGTTACCTCCGGGATGGGAATTGTGTTTAATATTCCATTCTTAATGCGAACCAGTCCCAGCCATCCCAGCCTTGTTCAGATGCATATTCATCCATATCAATTCCAAGACAGTCTAATGCTTCATCTACAGTCATGCTGTGGTTTGTCATAATTTCTCCAAGTAAAATGTCATCGTAAAATAATTTCATAATAATCACCGTTCCTTTCTATTTCTGTGTTGTTTCTGTGTTTCTGTAATTATAATACCACGGTACACCGTGGAAGTCAATTAAAAAAATGTAAACAATTTGTAAACAGAACAAAGGCAGAATCGGGACAGAACAAATACCGATATATGCGGTATACTAAAATTTGTAAAAAAAGCTATTGAAAAAACAGAATTTTTTGTGTAAACTGATATTATGCTAGAATAATTATGAAATTGAATATATAACCCTCGTAACAACAAACCCACGTTTATACCTCGCCTGGAGGTGCCACATTGAAAGCAAAATTATTTTCCGAAATAGTAAAACTGAATAAATCGGATGCGGATATAGACAAGTTCAATCCGTATCATGATAGCCTTGGCAGATTCACTACCAGCGGTGGTGGTGCATCCTTTTCTGGTACGTTGCTGCATGGTAGTCCGCACAAGGGCATCAAAGAGTTTGACATGAGCCGTGCCGGTCATAACACTTCAAGCGGTGAAAAACTCTTGTTCTTCACGGACAGCAAGCAGATGGCAGACGATTTCTCCTATGAGCGCAAGGAAGGGAGCAGTAAATTCTTTCAGCAGCGAGGGAAGAAGGGAAGAGTCTATGAAGTTGATGTGGAGATGAAGAATCCACTCGACCTTAGAAAACTAAGTGACAAGGATGTAAGCAACATTCTGAAACTTGATCCGGACGGGATTCTGACAAAAGAGACCGTTCAGCAGTATGCAAAGAGCAATCACCAGCTTCTGAAAGCTGGATTGAACCTTACGGCGGATTCGCTCAAAGAGTTGGGATATGACGGACTGATTGCGAACACCGGGAAAGCCGGACACAACTCGATGGAATATGCCGTAGTTGACAGCAAACAGGCGAAGATTAGAAAGAGTGATGATATGTCATTAACCTTTTCGGAAGTTTTGAAGTTCAATCAAAACCACGACAAACTTGGAAGGTTTGCATCCGGGAATTGTGGAGCGGCTGCAAGTGGCGGAATAAGTCCTGAATTTAGAGCAACATTATATCAAGCAGAATCAGACAGCATATGGGAATCTAATGAGGTGTCAACTGTTTATGACAGCAAAGGGAATAAGTTATTTCACAAACAAGGGACTGAACATAATGTAGAGTTTAGTGATGATGAAATAACTAAGCTAAAAGGAGCAACACTGACACATAACCATCCGAATAATTCTTTTTTTTCAGAAGAGGATCTGTCTGTGGCTACAGAATATGAACTAAAAGAGATTAGAGCGTGTACGGAACAGGCTATATACTCATTCAAACCAGCAGGAATGACAAATAACTTAATGTTCAATAACAGATACAAAAAGTTTAATGAAAGCCTGACACAAGAGTTAAAGGATGAATTTCTTAAAAAGATAGATAATCATGAAATGACATCTGATGATGCTCAAAAAGAATACATAAAAGAACTTGCCAATCGAAGGTCACAGTTTTTCAAAGAACAGCAGAAGTTTTTTAAGTACGAGTATGAAGAAATTAAATGGGATTCATTTGAAGATTTATGGTAAAGGTGGTGTTTTGAATTGGGAATAAAGTTAGATTATGAAGAAAACAAAAAACTGAACAAAATCTTTCAAGAGTTCAAAAACCACTCTGATTCAGAAAATACAAAAAAGAGAATTTCATCATTTAATATCACAAAGGCAGACGAAGATAAAAGGCTCGTCTTTGGATGGGCCTTGGTATCTGCCGACAAAGACGGAAACAAACTTATCGATCACCAGGGGGATATGGTAGACCCTGACGATTTAGAAGATGGAGCATATGAGTATGTTCTGAACTTCCGGGATGCTGGAGAGGAACATATCGGAACGCTCCGAAAGAAAGCACGTATGGTTGAATCGTGCGTGTTTACTCCGGAGAAGATGAAAGCCATCGGAATACCAGATGGAACAATCCCGGTAGGCTGGTGGATTGGCTTCTATGTTGACGATGATACGACATGGGAGCGGATTAAGTCCGGAAAGTACAAGATGTTTTCTATTGAGGGTAAGGCGGTCCGTGAGCCGGTGGATGAGCCGGTTGTGAAATCGGAAGATGAAGATTCCGGAGTGGTTGCAAAGACCTTTTCGGAGATGATCGAGAAATTCAACCCATATCATGATTCAAAGGGGCGCTTTACATCGGGCAGCGGTGGGAATTATGCATCATTTACCTACGCACCGGGAAAGAGCAAAGCCCACGATAATGCTATAGCCAGAGAAAGGGAGAGAGCTGCTAACAGAGGTTCTGGTTCCGATAATTCACCCCACGCAACCTCAAACAAGATCAAGCAGGAGTTTATAGATTCCGGACTTAATAGCAAATTTGCTGGTGTAAGAAGAAACGCACAAGATGGAAAAGGTGCATACTCTTACAAAGATGCTGTCCCGGTATCAGAAAGCGATGCGTCAAAAATTAGCGGAATGCAGTTCGTAGAGCATAACGGAAAAACACTTGTACATGGTATTTTGGGAGACCAAAAAGTTTTTTACGCAAACAACAGTGACAGTAGAGAAATTAAGGCTTTACGTCAAAAAGCGGAAGAGAGGGGACAAGAGAGGTTAGAAACGGCAAGGCACAGACCAGAGACAAGAACAACAACCACAACCTACGATAGATGGAAGAGAAATCATGATAAGAATTTTGCCGACTGGTTTGGTGTTGGAAAGTCAATGACATTTAATGAGATAGCAAAGTTCAACCCATATCATGACCGCTTAGGCAGATTTACTACCGGCGGTGGCGCAACATCGTTCACAATACGAACCAAAGACCCTAGCAAACAACATATGGCTGACATTGCTATTGCTAGGGAAAAGGAACGATCTTCATCCGGTGTAAAAACCGGAAACTACACGGAAACAAAACCTCAACAAAAACCACAAAAAGAAAGTAATACAGCAGACACACCACAGAAAAAATCACTACACACCGTAGAAGATAAAATCAGACATCAGTTTTACGAAAGCGCAGCCGTTGTGGATAAAGACGGCAATGTACTTTTAAAAAAGGACGGCGCACAATCGCAGGTAGGATTCACTAACAAGGAAGTTAAAATGATGGATGGCAATTCACTAACGCACAATCATCCTTCAAGTTCCATGTTTTCCACAGAAGACATAACAATGCTTGTTAAAAGCGGTTTATCTGAAATCAGGGCAACGACAAGAGAGGGAATTACCTACAGTGTAAGAAAGGGAACTGGATATGACAGTACAAAAGGCATGAGGTTCCTTGTCAATTATGACGGAGAAAGAAAATCTGCAATGCGGCACGCACAGGCAACGCTGGATGGCCGTGGGTACTATGGGAAGATCATGGATGGTAAAATCACGCAGGAGCAGGCTAACCACGATTTTGGTAAAGTAATGTCCTCACAGATGGTGCGCTGGTGCAATACGCAATCAAAGAAGTATGGAGTTGATTTTGAAGTGGAACGAAGGGAAGTGCCTAAAAAAGACAAGGTAAACATAGGATATGCTTCAAAGTCATTCAATGACGATGATAAGTTTGTACTTGACAGGGACAGTGAAAAGGAAATGCAGGACGCATTTAATGAGTGGTTTAAAAGCCACAAGGAAAAAACAGCAAAATCATTTAATGACTTTTTGAAAGAAAGGAGATAGTCATGAAACATCCAACCAAGTTAAAAAAAATGAAACTGAACAGCGTGGATTTTGTCCGCCGTGGTGCCAACCAGGCAGCAGACATCGCACTTTATAAGAGTGACGATTATGTGCCGGAGGATGATGACGATGGAAGAAATTCTTTCTTCAAATCAATATCAGATGGCATTACAAGCGTCTTGAAAAAAGCGTTCGGTGATGGTTCAGAACCCTCCGAATCAATTGACGTAGCAAAGGCAGAGAGCGACCTTACCGCATTCACAAATATGCTCGGTGAATCGTTCTCAAGCATCATGAAAGACGATACGCTGGATGATTCCGAAAGAGTAGGAATGATTCAGAAAAGCCTTTCAGAGTTCAACGATACTTTAGATGGGTATATCTCATCTTTTAGTATATTGGAGAAATCGGGTAGTGATACCCAGCAGAATGATCCGCAGGAAACCGTAAACAAATCAAACAGTAAAGGAGATGCAGAAATGAAAATCACAATGGAAAATGTCGATAAAAGCCTTTTAACTCCTGATGAAGCGGCACAGTTTGACGCTTTGATTGCGAAGGCTTGTAAGACAAAAAAAGCAGATGACCAGGCTACAGAGCCGGACATCGAAAAAGAAGATGGCAAAGAGCCACCGGCCGGAAAAGTAAATCCGGAAGAAAATCAGAAAGAGGAACTGGAAAATATGCCACCAGAGTTAAAGAAAGCATTTACCGCTTTGCAGGAGGAAACAGCAAACCTCAGAAAAAGCATGGAAATGAAAGACCTCACTGAGGTTGCAAAAAAGTATTCTTCTCTCGGCAAAAAGGAAGATGAATTGGTAAACACATTGTATGCCATGAAATCGGCAGGAGAGAGCGTATACAAATCATACCTCGATGCTCTTGATTCACAGCTCAACATCGTTGAGAAAAGCGGTATGTTTTCCGAAATCGGCAAATCATTTGCTGGCGGATATTCTTCCATTGCAAAGAGCGAGCCGGAATCCAAGATTGAAGCAATCGCTAAAAGCTACATGGAGAAAGACCCTACAATGGACTACACAAGCGCAGTTGCTAAGGCTTGGGAAAACAATCCTGACCTTATGGCAGCCTATGATGATGAATTTAGAGGTTAAAAGAAAGGAGATATAAGTCATGGCAAATGTAAACGGTGTACAGATTAACCAGACTCCTACAATCGTAGAGAAAGCAGGAGCGGCTATTGATGATGTACGAAACAAGATTTTGAAGTATGACACAAGCGGAAATGTCGTATTGGCAACCGCTGGCACTGATATCCCGGTTGGTATCGCACTCGTTGAAGCCGGCTATAACGACATTACCGGAGCAGAATCCGGAAAAGTCGCAAGCGGTGACGATGTAGATATCCAGATTAAGGATATTGGTTATGTTGTTGCAGGAGCGGCCATCACAAAAGGACAGGAAGTAACGGCAGGAACAGGCGGAAAAGCAGCACCAGCCGCTGCTGGAAATTATGTTCTTGGATTCGCATTGAACAGCGCATCCGCAAACGGTATGTGCAAGATTCAGATTGCAAAATATCAGAAAGCACCAACAGTTAGTAACACTTAAAAAATTAGGAGGTAATAAAAGATGAGAAATACAGCATCAGGCATCCAGGCAGAAATCGCTAAGGGTGCATTTAGACCACATACAGCCTTGTCTAATATGGCATTGGCTTACTTTCAGAACGCAGCAAATTACTTTGCGAAAGCAATCTTCCCAATTTGCCCGGTAGATTTATCTTCGGATAACTACTACAAATTCAGCAAAGAGGATTTGCTCCGTGATGATTGGCAGAGAAAACCGGCTTACGGTAAGGTTCAGCCAGCGGTACTGTCCGAAAGCACAGATACCTATAACTGTAAGGTAGACCAGATGATTATGGGTATTGACCAGATTCGTCAGACAGACCTTCAGCGCAGACAGGGACCATCTATCAGAGACCCAAAACAGCAGAGAACAAAAGCAATTGCGGAAAAGGCAAACATCCATCAGGACGTATTGTTCGCAAACGACTTCTTCAAAGCTGGAGTATGGAATGATGAATGGGAAGGTGTTGCAAGTTCTGCAACCGGAAAGCAGTTCATCAAATTCTCTGATGACAACTCTGAACCTATCAAATTCGTTGATGAAAGAAAGACAGATATGCAGGAATCCACCGGACGTACTCCAAACAGACTTGCCCTTGGTGCCAATGTATTCAATGCGTTGAAAGAGCATCCGGCAATCTTGGAGCGTGTTAAATATGGCGGTTCTACAGCGAACCCTGCATCCGTAACAGAAAAGGTTCTTGCTGAATTGTTCGGAGTTGAGAAGTTAGTTGTTCTCAAATCCATTCAGAACAAAGCCGCTTACGGAGAAGCAGGAAACATGGGATTCATCGGTGATCCTGATGCTTTCCTTTTGGCTTATGCTACAGATGCTCCAGCAGTTGACGAGCCATCTGCTGGTTATATCTTCACATGGGATATGCTCGGAAACGGTCAGATGCTTCCAATCCTGAACTATGATGGAGAGCCGGGAACACATTCCGAATATGTTGAGGGCCTTATGGCTTGCGACATGAAGAAAACGGCTGATGACTTGGCTATGTTCTTCAAGAGTGCAGTGTAAGAGGTGATTGCTTATGAAGATAATCGCATTAAAGCCTTGCAACTTTGGTGGAAACAAGTTTTTTATCGGGGATGAAATCCCGGAAGAATTTGTTCAGAACCCAAATGAGCAGAAAAAGCGAGGTGTAATCGCAATTTCACAGGACGGCGAGAGTATTCCAATGGCACAGGTAACCGCAAAAGTTTCAGAAATGAAATTTCCGGTTGTTATCCATTCCAAAGATGGAGACCTTACCGTTGAAGTGACGCAGGATGAAATGGGTGTATTTTTTGATATACTGCAAATCCCTGTAGCAAAGACAGAAGATAGGCAGAAAGTATCTGCATTGATTCAGTCTATTGACTCTCTCGACCTTCTCATTATGCTCGATGCATTGGATGGACGTAAGTTTGTCAAAGAGGAATCGGAGAAAAGAGCGGCTGCTATTACACCTGACGATGAAGAGGATTCGGGAACACCGGAGCCAAACGGTGATGATGCTGACGAAAAAGAACCGGAGGGAACACCTGACGATGAGCAGGGCGGTGATGAGTAGTGGCAACATACACTTATAATCCAACACAGATATATGACAAAGGATTAAACCAAATGCGGTTTGAATTGCAGGACAACATCATTGAGGGCGAGGGTATTACTTGCGCCCTCGGTGATGAAGAGTATACGGCTATCATAGAGCATGAAAAGACATGGAGAAAGGCAAAGGTTAAGTGCCTGAAAGCCATTGTTACGAAAATGGCCTATGAGGTCAATACAAGTACTGATGGTTTGTCCTACTCGTTATCTGAACGGTACGAACGGTGGAAAGCTATGTATGACGAAGAAAAGAAAAAGGATATGGCAGCAGTTCCGACCGCTGACCCTCTTTCTTTGCAAGGACCACCGGGAGAACCGCCGTACTTCCACACAGACCTTCACACCAACATTAGAAAACGATAGGAGGTGTGCATATGCCTTTTTACAGACCAGGGCAAGGGTTTAAGACCTTTACGGTAAAAAAACTCGGTAAGGCGGTAAATACGAACGGCAGAGTACAGAAAGCAGGATATGAAGATGTTGGAAACATCATCGGAATCCTTGCAACCGCCGACCAAAAGGAAATGGAGAAGTGGAAGCAACTTGGACATCCGATTACTCACAAGGTTGTTCAAGTGGGCGTTGCAAATTTTGCAGCGGCAACAAACTATCTTGTACTTTCTGAAACAGGCAAGAAAGACCGTTATTTTTACGTGCAGGGAACCGGAGACCCTGGAGAACTACACCATATGATGCGGTACTTCGTTGAAGAAAGGAATGATTTGAAAAATGGATGATGTATCAGCAAAGATTGAAAATGTTTGCAAAGAGATATCTACTAAAATCTCTATAGGAATGAGGTCAAGGGGATATCGAGCGGCGAACGAACTCCGAAACGCTTCACAGCTTGTCCTAAGAGGGCAAAGAAGCGGTAGAAGATATCGGGTACCTGGCACTAAAAGTTATTACACAGCGTCCGCTCCAGGAGAATCACCGGCGGTAAGAACCGGAGCATTCCGGGCAAGCTGGCAACCAAAGCAAAAGGTGAATGTTGGCACGTACAACCAAGTATCTGTTACCTCATACATAGAGAGTAGGCAGAGAACGGATAACGGCAGTTATAACCTTGGCTCATTGCTGGAAAACGGCAGCGGAAGAATGGCACCTAGGCCATACAAGGAAAAGATACAGGAAAAGGCAAAACCGAAAATCGTTAAGATTTACAAAGAGCCTTATATGTAGAAAGGAAATGTCATGGAATCAATCATTTACAACTACTTATGCGACAACATAGATGGATTAACCACATATGCAGATACTCCGGCGGTATTCAACACCAAAGCACCGGATGACAAGGACGAGAATTGGGGCGAAGAAACACAGTTTCCTAGAATCATTTTTGACCTGAATATGCAAGCTGACCCGGAACGAAAGATATCCGGCCAGTTGATGGTTGATGTCATGTGTGAAGATAAATCGGATTCCATTTCCGTTGAGAAAATAGAAAAATCCGTAAGAGATTATGTAGATGGATGCTTTTTTTCCACATCCGACCTTACCATATCGGCTCAGTGGAGCAGTTCAAACCTCTTTGAACAGAATGACGATGATGTGATAGGAACAACCATTGTATTTGATGTGTTGGCTTATCCGTCACAAGTAACAGAATCCCCGGACCCTATAGCCGCAACAAACCTATGGATAAAAACCATCTATTCAGATGCGTATGTCATAGGCAGAGATACACTTCCGCAAACATGGAAACCAACCGATACATCCCCAGCTATTTACTGCAGCCTTTTCAGACTTGGCGAAAGTCCAAGAATGAAAAGCACATCCGGCGTTGACTGGATAGGTGCAGAACTCCACATAAATATCATGGCACCAAGCGAAAGCGTAAGAGCCACGATATCCAAACAAATCATTCAATTGTTAAGTCATGCAACAAGAATCATCCTCGGTGATGGTTCTCCGATGCTGATTGATAAATTAAACGTCAATTTGGCGGCTGATCCGTTAAGAACAGGTCAGGTAGTGGTGAATACAACATATGGCGTGTTGACCACGGAAACGAAAACTATGTTACAGCACACATACATTCACGGTATGGATGCAGAAAGTGAGGTTTAGTCATGGCAAACAACAATAATGCCACGGTGAATAAGGCAAATGTTTCTGTCCCTCAAAAGCAGAAATCCGAGCCGAAAGTGGCAAAGAACGAACCAACCTATACGGTTGAAGAGTTCGCAGCCGCACCACAGTCCGTTGGGACGGAAAGTCCTGACATTGTAATCGCTGCTTTGTCGGTAGAGGGAAAAACATCCTATACCGTCAGTGAAGCAGAGGAAATCGTTAAGAAATTCAAAAAGAAGGAGGTAAAGTAGAATGGGCGCATTTTACAACGTAGGCGAGCAGAAAGTCAGACCGGGCGTTTACAGACGCTATGAGAATGTCGGAAGCTCATCGGTACCAGGAGCAATCTATGGAGTATTTGCTATGGCAATTCATTCCGATATCGGACCGCTCGCAACCGTATCCACTTACGGAAGAGAGGACATTGAAGAGTTCAAAAAAGCATACGGAACAGGCGGTACAGCCGATGCCGTTCTGAAACTGTTTGAGGGCGGTGCAACAAAAGTATTTGTTTACCGTTTAGGAACAGGCGGTACAAAAGCATCCGTAACCCTGAAAGCATCAGGTGACACGGAGCTTGTTACACTTACGACAAAATCCGAAACCGCCAACGAATTTTCCGTCACTGTTAAAGCAAAACTCGGAAGTGAAACCACAAAACAGATTCTTGTTTATGAAGGTTCAACGCTTCTTGAAACCATTGATTTCACAACTGGAACAAGTGATAGTGCAAATCTCGTTGCCGCTGTCAATGAATTATCCGATTATTTGACAGCCACAAAGGTAGCAGATGGACTTGTTGCAGCAGTTGCAAATGAAAGTCTTTCAGGCGGTGTTGCTCCTACAGTAGACACAGAATCTTACTCAACGGCATTTGCCGCTTTTGAATCTTTCAAGTGGAATGTGATGGTTCTTGATACGGTTGATACAACGGTACACGCACTTGTTAAGGCATACATTGACCGTATCTTCAAAGAAGGTGCATTGGGGGTATGTATGCTCGGAGAGCCAACAACCGTTGCATTTGACACAAGAAAGGCACACGCAGCCGCTTTCAATGACGAGAAGATTATCTATCTCGGTAGTGGTTATGAAGATTCCGATGGCAACAAGGTTGATGGATATCTTTCCATCGCTACACAGGCAGGTATCATCGGTTCCCTTGAAAGCAATACATCCGCAACTCATACGGTTATTCCGGGAGCGGTAAACACCATCGAGGTTTTGAAAAACTCCCAGTATGAAGATGCAATCAAAAACGGTATGATTCTTCTTTCCCCGAACGATGAAGGTCAGGTGTGGTTTGATTCCGCTATCAATACCCTTGTTACACCGGGAGAGAATCAGGATGATGGATGGAAGAAAATCCGCAGAACGTCTACACGTTTTGAGATGTTCGACCGTATCGACCGTGCGCTTGCACCGTTGATCGGTAAAGTAAATTGCGACAACATCGGTATCGGTGATTGTATCAACGCTGCACAGTCTGTACTTGATGCCATGGTAGATGAAGCGAAGCTGAAAGAAGGAGCATCTTTTGCAGAAGATGAGACGAAACAGAGAGGTCCTGATTATGCATACTTTGTTATCGAAGCAGATGACCTTGACAGCCTTGAGAAAATCTATCTGACCTATCAGTTCAGATTTTCAGCAGAATAAGAGAGGAGTGAAAAAAGATGGCAGATGAAAGATTAGACCCACGGAAGGTAATGACCGGACATGATGGCAAGTTATATGTCGTTGTTGATGGAAAATCTATCTTCCTTGCGAATGTAGATACATTCCAGGCACAGTTAAATTTCTCGAATATCGACTTCAACCCGGTTGGAGACAGATGGACATATCCGATCCAGGGTAATGTTTCCGGTAACCTGACTATCACGGAAGCGGTGGTTTCAGACGAGTTCACCCTTGGACCTGTTCTCGATGCAATCGCAGCTGGAAAGAAAATTTTCTATCAGTTCCGTGGTGTGCTTGACCGTGAGTATGACGCAAAGCAGGAGGATATCACTTACAAAGAGTGTGTTCCTGATGGCACATGGGATATTCAGAACCTTACACCTGGTGATGTTATCAAACGTGCGCTTGGATTCCGCATGGGCGTAGTACCTACAAGATTAAAGCAGAACGCTTTATCATAAAAAATTAAATTTATAGGAGGAAATTATCATGACCGCAGAAAATGAAAAAAAACCTACAGGACTTCCAAATCAGGAAGTTATTGACCGTAACGAAGAGGATATGATTACCGGATTGCTTGCAGCCGCTGACTACGCAGATGACGAAAGCATTCAGAAGAGAATGCTGATTCGCAGAAATGGAAAAGAAATGTTCAGTTTCAATATCCGTCCGCTTGGTGAGCCGGAATTGCAGAAAATCCGCAAACAGTCCACTCCTTACTACCCTAACCCAGAGGGCAAGAGACTTCCTAAGATTGAGGGAGAAATCCGCTATGGCGAGTTCAAGAGCCGTAAAATTTATGCGGCAACGGTAGATGCCGACAAAGAGAAACTTTGGGATAACCCTAAAGTTAAAAGCGGATTGGCTGCCAAAGGGCATGACATCATTGAGAATTGGGAAATCATTGACGCTGTTCTTATGGCCGGCGAGAAGAATCAGATTAGTGATGCAATTGACGATATCAGCGGATACGACATGGATTTGACTGAATACGCAAAAAACTAATTGAGTCCTCATCCATGGCACAGTTACTGGAACACATCTTTTGTGAGTTCGGTGTGATGCCGGATGAGGTGATGAGTAAACCGGAAGGTGCAAGGGCATTTATGTTCGCTTGCGCCATCCGGGATATTGGTGGAGAAACATTTCACTCAAAGAAACAACAAGGGCAAGTACGTTGTCCGTTATTACAATCTTAGCAGGAAGGAGGTAGTGTCAGCATGGCAGCAGAAACAATTGTGATCGAGGTTAGAGCCGATTTTAAGAATAACATGGGTTCCGGTATGAGCGGTGCAACGAGCCAGGTTGATAAATTCAATCAGAGCGTTGACAAATCCAAAGAGAAAATGAGACAACTCGGTGGACAGAACGCCCAGCCAAAGGTGAGTCTTGTTGACCGTGCTTCTTCAAAACTTAGTACCCTTGGTTCTAAACTGAACAGATTTGTCAGCAAACCGTGGAAAATAGGTGTCAGTATTGTAAATAAGACAGGTCACGTTCTTAGCAGGATTAAGAACTCTCTGTTTTCGTTGAAATCACTTGCACTAACCATAGGTGGTGCGCTGGCGGTAAAGACAGTTGCTCAAAAAGGAATCATGGAGCCTATCGGACTAGCTGACCAGTATTCCTCCGCTAAGATTGGTTTCTCTACCCTTTTAGGTAATAAAAAAGGGCAGCAGATGATGAATGATTTGGATGTGTTTGCAAAGAAAACTCCATTCAAGACCAGTAACACGATTGAACAGGCTCAAAAGCTGGTTGCCATGGGTTGGGATGCTAAAAACATCGTAAGGGATATGTATACAATCGGTGACGCAGCGGCAGCAACCGGTAAAGGTGATGAGGGATTACAAAGAATCTCTCTTGCACTCTCACAGATTAAGTCAAAAGGTAAGTTATCGACCGAAGAATTGAACCAGTTAGCAGAAGCAGGAATCTCCGCAAAGAGATATATTGCTGAAGGCTTAGGATATGGTTCTGGAGATAAAGGTCTTGCCAAAATGGCGAAAGACCTTGAGGGTGGTAAAATAATGGCAAACGAAGCCATAGATGCCATCCTGAAAGGTATGAAAGAGTATAAAGGAATGATGGATAAGACCGCTAATGAAACCGTGGAAGGTCTTAAATCACAGATTGAAGATACATTTGAAATCAATGTTTTCCGTAAATGGGGACAAGGATTGCAGGATGGAGCAAAGAAAGGTTTAGGCTCTATCGTTGGATTATTAGACAAAAGTGAGGACGGCTTAAAATCTTTAGGCGATAACCTCTATAAAATTGGAAAACAACTCTCTAACTGGGCGGCAGGCAAGTTAGAGGGAACTATAGATAAGATTATGAAGCTGACGGACACAAAGAAATTCAAAGATGCGTCAGTGTTTGGAAAAATCGGCATGATTGCCGGAACGACATGGGATGAACTCATTGCGAAACCGTTCGGCAGTTGGTGGGATTCCACCGGTAAGCCTTACATAGAGGGCAAATTTAAGGACTTTGGAAAGATGATGGGTAAAGGCTTAACGAATGCCACAATGGCTCTTGGAAAAGGCATTCTAACGCTTCTCGGAGTAGATACAAGTGGGATGGAAGTGTTTAAGGAAGCATCTGACGTTGGAAGCAACTTCGGAAAGGGATTTGCTGAAGGCTTCGATGGTAAAAAAGTTATGAATACAATCAAAGATGTATTCGTTTCTGGATTCAAAGCATTGTTTAACGGCAAAGGTGGCGTTCTTGGGAACATCATAAAGGCTGGAATTACACTGAAACTGACATCCGGAATACTCTCCGCTTTTTCTTCGGTTGCAGGGTTATGGAATGGTACCGGCGGTGCAGCCGGAAGTGTGACAAGCGGTGGCGGCGTGTTATCAGGTGTCGGACTAAAAGGTGTTATTGGTTCGGCAGGAAATGGAACTGGACTTTTAGGATTTGGTGCAAATACGGCTATCCGCTTAGGAGCAGGAAATCTTGCTGGCGGTGCATCATTAAGTGCTGGAGCATTATCCGCTCTTGGCCTTGGAGCAACCGCAGGTGGTATTGTAGGCGGCATTGGATTATATCAAGGTGGCAAAGATGTATACAAGGCAGTCAAAGCAAATAATTCAAATGACAAAAAGCACTATGGCTGGCGTGGCGGTACAAAACTTGGAATGGTAGGTGCAGGAGCACTCGCTGGTGCTGCTATCGGTGGACCTGTAGGCGCATTGATTGGTGCAGGTATTGGCGGTGTAGGCGCACTTTGGAAAGGTAATGACGTTGCTGATTCTATATCAGGTGTTACGAAGTCCACTAAAGAACTTAACGAGGAAGCTGAAAAACTTGCCAAAAAAGACATGAAAAAAAGGTTCGGAGAGTGGTCCTTATCCGCTGATGAAGTATCTTCAAAGGTTAAGAAGATTATCGGCGAAGATACCATTCGCCGTGTAAACAAATTCAATCAGAGTATGTCTGATCTGAACGAAGTAAGAGATGAACTTGCTGACAAAAAATATACGATTGACTACGCTGGTGCAATGATTAAAGGCGGTGGAAAGTTATCTGCATCCGATATTGACGAGTATAAGACCGCTCTTGAGGGTTACGCATCCACTACAAAGAATTTGCTTACAACAAACAAAAAAAGCACACGGTCAGCGTTCCAGTTGCTCTATGGTGACGATACAAAGGGACTTGCAAAAATGACAAAGGGAATGGAAAAGACCTATTCCGGATTAGAGGGCAAGTTAGCGAAGAAATCAAAGAAACTTAATGATGTGATTGCCAAAGCCTTTGAAGATGGAAAGATCACCATTGATGAGCAAAAAAAGATTGAAGAAATTGTCGGTCAGATAGAGGATATTCAAGATAAGGTAGAGGAACGAGTTAAAAAGGTAGCCGAAGCCGAATCAAAAGCATCCTACGACCTTATCAAACAGAAATATTCATACAAAGATTTGACGCCGGATTCTTTCAAATCTTTGGTAGGCGAATTGAACGCACAGAATGAAACAAACATGAAAGCCTATGACGATGCTTATATCAAGGCAAAAGCCGAGATTGATGTTGAATTCAAAGAGGGAACAATCAACGAAAAACAGTATAAAAAGAAACTGAAAGAGATTGAGGACAAATGGAGAAATGGAAAAGCGGAAACCATCAAGGCAAGCGTGAACGTCTCTCTTGATGTTCTGAAAACAAATTACAGTGATAGTTTTTCAAAGATTGAGAAAGCCGTGTCTGGAAAGGGTTTGAAAAACTCCGCTCTATCGTTAGCGTCAATGACACACTATACAAAAAATGGAATGGAACATATATCTTGGGATAAAAAAGCTGACGTAAAGTGGCTCAAAGAACAAAAAGAATCATTCCTAAAAGGTGCCGGAATAGATAAAAAGATGCAGAAAGAAATGTCCGAGTTATATGAATCTATGAAACCGCAGGAAAAAGACTTGCTTGAACTCAAAAAGTCATATGAGGATGCCGGTAAGAAAGTACCTCAGTGGATTCAGGATTCTCTTTCTGACATTGAGAATGTCAAGCTGATGTCAGGCAATAACGATGCTTTCTACAGCATTATAGGCAAGCAGATGGCGCAGCAAGACCCGGAACAAGCTAGGGCTCTGCTACAAGCGAAAGGAGAAGAACTTCCGAAATACTTAAAAGAAGGCATAGAGGAAGGTTTGTCAGAGTTTGAGGTTGATACCAATTTGAAACTGACAGCAAATGAAGGTATTGACACATCAAAGCTGGACAGTGAAACAAAAGATGTTGTGAATAAACTGAAAAGTAAAGGCTTAATTGTAGAAAAAGACGGAAAGGTAAAAATCAGCACTAAAGATGGAAAGATTGATACAACCGGTCTTGATAAAAAAACAAAAGATGCTGTCCGGGAATTGGAAAAGAAAGGCATTATCAAGATTGACAAAAAAGGCAATGTGAAAATCAAAGCCAAAGTTAATACAAAGGATGCCGAAAAGAAATCCAAAGATAAGACCAAAAAGAACCTTGGAAAGAAGCAAAATGTTAAGAAGAACGCCAACGTAAAAGTTAAGTCCAAGACAAAAACTTCAGATGAAGAAAAGAAATGTAAGGAAAAGGTTAAGAGAAGTCTTGGCAAGAAGCAGAATGTCAAGAAAAAAGCGAATGTAAAAGTTGATTCAAAGACAAATACTGCAAGTGCCAAGAAGAAATCGAATGCCAAAGTCAAAAAAGAAATGAGCAAAAAACTATCGCTCAAAAAGACGGCAACTGTAAATGTCAAGGATGACACTAAGACGGCAGACGCAAAGAAAAACTCTGAAAGCAAAATCAAAACCGACTTACAAGGTCCAGTGGCTGCAAAGACAAGGACCAATGTAACGGCGAGCTTCGGTGGTTTTAACGGAACGCTGTCAACTCTTAAAAACACGGTATTTAATAAAATTAAGAGTGACCTTGCAAGTACAACTGCAACCACAACCGTAAATATCAAAGCAAGACGCATCGGCGGACCTACTGCAAAACAACAAGAAGGACACAATGCAAATGGTAGCCGCATCGACCGTGAAACTCTCACGTGGGTTGGCGAGAACAACAACCGTGAGTACATCATCCCTACCACAAGCGGAAAGAGAAAAAGAGGACTTTCCTTGTGGCTGCAAGCCGGAAAAGACCTCGGCGTGATGAATAACGCTGACGGCGGTGTTTATGGTTCTACTTCAGGTAGTGGTTCAGTTTATGGCAGACTTCTCACAGAAAGAGAAGGTTATGATTCTGTGAAAGAAGCAGAATCATCACAGACACCATCAAGAAATGGAAAGGTTGAAATCAATGTCGGCGGTGTAACCATTGAAATCAATTCGAGTGGTGACGGTATTCCGGCTGACGTTGAGAACAATAAGGACAAAATTATTTCCAGCATTGCTGACGCATTAGAACAAGCATGGCAGAATATGCCGGTTGCTACAGAATAGGGGGTGTTACTTATGAAAGTATCTGTTATACGAAAAAAGATGAAAAAAGCAATGAGTTCGGCAAGCAAAACCCGGAAATTGAAAATCACGATTTCCGGGGAAAGTTCCGAAAAGAGCAAAAAGAAAAAATCGTATAAACTCACTATCCCGGTGAATCCGGAGAAAATAAATTATAAGTCGAGCGGAAGATTCAACGAGTTCGACATTATCAATAAAGGACCAGCCAAGGTACCAAATGGAAAAGAAATATCAACAGTATCTTGGGAGAGTTTCTTCCCAGGCGCACCGCTTAAAAAGATGCACATTGTAAAAAAATACACTGACCCGAACACGATTCATAAGCAGATAGATTACTGGAGACGGAATGGAAAGAAAGTAAAACTTACAATCTCTACCACTCCAATCAGTATGAAAGCCTATATAGAATCGTATGAGGAAAGTTACGAAGGTGCAGATGGAAGTATCTATTATTCCATCGAACTATCACAGGCGGTTGATATTGCTATCGAAAAGGTCAAAAAGAAAAAAGGAAAGACAAGCGGTAGCAAGCGGTCATCTAAGAATAAAAACAAAAAGAAATACAAGGTAAAAAAAGGTGACAGCCTTTGGAAAATATCAAAGAAGTTTTACAAGGCAGGAAGCCAATGGAAAAAGATTTACAACGCAAACAAATCAACCATTGAAAAAGCAGCAAAGAAACACGGAAAGAAATCATCAAACAAGGGACATTGGATTTATCCTGGAACCACTTTGAAGATTCCGTGATGAAAGAGAGGTGATACCATGGCAGCATCTATGACGAATCCGGTTTATACGGCCAATTTAATATCAGGCGACCAGAAATACCGCTTGAAAGGAATTACGACCGACCTTATAACCTCGCATGAAAACAATGACATAGCGGAAAAGGTAACGATTACTTTTGCAAACGTCAAAGTAGGGAAGAAACAACTTCATAGCATTGTCAAATTGAGAGATAAAATCTACGTGTATGCGAATACAGGTAGCGGTGCCAAAGAGGTTTTCCGTGGCATTGTATGGGAGCGTCAGTTTGACCGTACATCGGATGTGAAAGAAGTTAAGCTGATATGCTATGACAAACTTATCTATCTCATGAACAGCAAGGATAACCTTTTTGTAAAGAAAGGAACCACAACCAAGAGTGCCGTAACCAAACTGGCCAAAAAGTGGGGATTGAAAATCCGGTATTCCTATAAAAGTATCTCAAATAAGAAAATCGTGTACCGGAGTGAAACCATAGCGGATATACTGGTATCTTTGCTGAATAAAGCAAAAAAGGAAACAGGCGTTGGCTATGTCATACGTTTTGAAAAGAATGTCCTTGTGATCGAGCCGACAGGAAAAAACAAAACGGTATACAAGGTTGAGAGCGGAGATAACTCTTTATCTGTTTCCTACAATGAGACGATGGATGGAATGATTACAAAAGTTAAAATCGTGAAAGCCGAAACCAAAAAAAAGAAAGATTCGGAAGAGGAAACAGGACGGTATATCACAGTCGCTAACGTAAAAGGAAATACAAAAAAATACGGAACTTTGCAGGATATTCTTGAAAAGGGCAAAGACGATAAAATGTCTAAGGTCAAAAAAGAAGCGCAGAACATGATAAAAAAAGACGGCTCACCGAAAAAGAATATCACTGTATCGGCGGTTGATAACCCTTGGATAAAAAAAGGCTATAAGGTATATATCAACTCCGGCAACCTGAAAAACTATTACATTGTGAAAGGCATTGAGCATGATGCAACCAACCATACAATGACGATGGAGGTGAAAAAGGCTTAATGAGTAAGAATAGCAATCGTGGGGCGTACAGGCTTGCTGACGTACTCCAAAAGCGAATGAAAAAGGTGAGCGGTCACTCCATCGAAGTAAGCGCAGAACTCGGTGAAATAGCGTCAGGAAATAAGCTGAAACTGGACTCTCTCCCCGAAGCCACATTGGATAAAGATGATTATTCGGTATGCAAGACCATAGCAGACACAGATCCGTTAAAAAAGGATGATAGGGTTCTTGTTGTTTGGACAGACACCGGGGAGCCGGTTGTCATAGATAAAATTGTATCAGCAGACAAACTATAGAAAGGCGGTGTAAGTCATGGATGAAGAAAATTTGTTCCCAGAAGAGGACGAACTGGAAGAAGATGATTTGGTAGACGATGACGATGACGAAGAACCGATTGGCTACAAGATAGCACCGTACTTTGATTCTGTGATTGGTGAATTTCTTCTCGATGGTAACGGACAAATCGTAACCGCTGACGAAGTAACCGCATGGCAGCAGTGGTGTGAGAATGTCGTATCAACTGACCGATATAACCACGATTCTTACACGGATGATATTGGAATTGATTATGACGAAATCTTCCAGCTTAACGACCAGGAAGAAATCGAAACCGAGTTAGAACAGGAAATATCCGAAGCCTTAACTTGTGACCCATACGGACGCACACAGTATGTACAGAATATCGAGTTTGAATGGCTCAACTCAACGGAAGTAATGCTAACTATTGAGGTTGTTGGATTAGATAATGAATTAGTAACTATAGACACTGTAATATCTGCATAGAATGGGGGTGCATTATGGCTGATATTAAAGATTTAGAAGAATTAGAAATACCGGAGTTTCTTTCAAACAACGATGAAGATGACATTCACGATGAGATGCTTGCGGTTATCCCTGATGAATACGACAAAAGCGAAGGTGGACACCTTTGGAACTTCACAAGACCTACCGCTTTGATTGTTTCACAGCTAAGAGGTTTTGATTTACCGAACGCCATCAACCTTATATGGCCGAGATTTTCTTCCGGAGAATATGTTGACCTTCACGCTGAATTAAGAAACATGACAAGAAAAGAAGCGTTGTACGCTACCGGGGAAATCACCATCACAGGCACACCGGAAACGGTCATACCGGCAGGATATTCATGTGCTACAGAATCAAAGAATGATGTAGCATCAAAATCCTATGTAACCACGGAAGAATGCGAAATCGGAGAAGATGGTACCGTAACCGTTCATGCACAGGCAGCAGTAGCAGGCTCAGATGGAAACACGGCAGCCAATACCATCGTTATCAACTCTTCCGGATATGACGATGTAACAGGAATCACAAATGAAGCATCATTTACCGGCGGCGTGGATGAAGAGGACGATGAAAGCCTGATTGAACGAATTCGAGAGTATGACCAAATGCAGGGTGTTTCCAATATTGGAAACCCATCGGACTATAAGCGTTGGGCGAAATCCGTACCAGGTACCGGAACGGCAAATATTATCCGGGCAACCGATACATCCGGATTGGTAACCATCGTTTTGACAGACGGAAACGGAGAACCGGCAAGCGAAGCACTATGTACCAAGGTATACAACTACATCATGTCTCCTGATGATGAACAGTCAAGGCTTGCACCGTGTGGAGCGAATCTTTCCGTTGTGGCACCGACAACAACCACGATCACGATAGCCGCTGCAGTAACATTGACTTCCGGAACGGTTGAAAGCATTACAGCGGTATTTGTATCGAAATTAAATGATTACTTTTCTAGTGCCGTAGATGATGGCGAAATAAGGTATCAGAAAATTGGAAACATTTTGGGAGATATTGAAGGTGTCTATGACTTTAGCGGTCTTTATGTGAATAGCGGAATGGCAAACATACCTCTAAGCACAGGCTTTTTCCCTTATACGAGTAGCGAAAGTGTAACGCTGACGCTTGAAGAATAGGGGGGGATAACAATGGCAGTAAACAAGGTTACCGCAGATGTAAATGGAGAGTCCTATCGGCTGGCTAAAGTCGGACAAGACAGTTACTCACGGTCAATAACCGCTCCATCGGAAGCGGATGATTATAGCGTTCTGGTCCGTGTATCGGATGATGCCGGAAATGTGACGGAAGTAAACTCGCAATTAAAAGTCAATATCGATCCTAATTCCGCAGATTTAAGACAATCAATTCTTACGGATGAATTAGGGGATATCATGCTTGATACGGTTGCTCCGCTTTACGATAACTCAAAACTGACGTTATATGTATTTCAATCCTTTGGCATCACCCTGGCTAAAGAAATGGACTTCACGAACGGAGATTTTATCTCGCAGATATTTCCTCAAACAGCCACATGGGGATTGGTGGCATGGGAAGATGAGTTTGGAATCACACCGGATGCAAGCAAGACGATAGAACAGCGCAGACAGTACCTTATGAGCGTTATGTTCAAGCACTCACCTATGACACCTTACCGCATTAAACAGCTTGTGGAAGGTATCACAGGATTCAAATGCGAAATCGTTGAGAATTACCGACAAAACACCATGCGCATATCTATTCGTGGCTATTATACGAACGTAACTGCTATTCGTACAGAACTTGACAAAAGACTGCCGGCACATATGAATTACATCATTGTAACGGCAGAAAAGACGGATATAGACGTTGACAGAGCATCGGCATTTTCCGTAAGTATGAAAGAAAGATTTGAACTGGAGGTGTAAAATTAAATGGCTACATGGAACACAACGATAACGAACAAAGGTTTATCCTTGCTGACAAAGCAAGTCGCAGGCTCTACCCTTACCTTTACAAAGATAGTAAGCGGAAGTGGTACCGTTCCTATCGTAAACCTGAAAAAGCAGACGGCGGTAAGCAATATCAAACAGACTCTTGCGAATGAGGGAATCATCGTTGACGGTCAACAATTCACGATTACCGTCATTCTATCGAATACGAGCGTTACGACCTCATACAACCTATTACAGATAGGTATTTATGCAACTGATCCAGACGAGGGGGAAATCCTCTTTGCCATCGCACAGATAGATGAGCCTAGAAAGATTCCTACAAGCGACAATTCTCCCGGATTTAGTCTTGAATTTGCTTTCACATTTGCCAACGAAGCCGGAACAAATGTAGAGATAACTCCAACCTTCGCAGGATATGCAACGAGAGAAGAATTAACAAACATGATAGAACTTGGAACAGATATCACGGAATAAGAAAGGAGTGAAACCTTATGGCAATAAAAACGATGCAAACAACTCTGAACGGTCAAACATACAACCTGACGCTGAACGCAAGCACAGGAAAGTATGAAGCACAAATTACCGCACCATCCACATCATCTTATAAGCAGTCCGGGCATTACTACCCAATGACGGTAACAGAACGAATGATGCTGGAAACACCACCACGGTAAACACAAGCACGGCCACAATCGGAGAAAGCCTTAAATTAAAAGTTAAGGAAACCACACCACCTACCGTTACAGTAACATCCCCAACGGCAAACCAAACCCTCACAAACAACAAACCTACCATTGCATTTACCGTCACGGATACGGATTCCGGCGTAAATGCAGATACAATCAGCGTTACGATTGACGGAACGAAGTACACAAGTGGAATCAATAAAACGGTAATCACGAACGGCTACAGCTGCACATTTGTACCTGGAACGGCACTTACCGATGGTTCTCATACCGTAACCGTTGCCGCCACAGATAATGACGGAAACACAAAGACAACCACCGCCGTAACATTCAAGATTGATACGGTACCGCCGGCATTATCCGTTACAAGTCCTACAGATGGATTGGTAACAAATCAGCCGACCGTAACAGTCACAGGTACCACGAACGATGCGACATCTTCACCGGTAACCCTTACCATCAACGGAGAAGCCGTAACCGTTACATCAAACGGAACATTCTCCCACGTTGTTACCCTCACAAACGGAACAAACACCATAACGGTAGTTGCAACCGATGCTGCAGGTAAATCCACAACCGTAACGAGAACGGTAACCTACAACACATCCGCTCCGGTTATCAGCGCAGTAACCATCACTCCAAACCCTGTAAATACCGGAAACGTATTTACTATTTCCGTAACGGCAACGGACGAATAGGGCGGTGGAATCATGGCTAAATATGTGATCGACAATATTACATTAAGCAAAAATCCAGTAAACACCGGGGAAAAGTTCAAGATAACTGTTTCCCCGGTAACGTGGAACTATTTGAACAAAAATTATACATGGGGTTCTTTGAAGTCAAGTCGCACTTGGGGTTCCATGGTAGATAGGAGTTGATGAGATGGCAACAACCACAACGAATTTGAAACTAAAAAAGCCGTCTGATTCGGATGCACCGGACATATCGGTCATTAACGATAACATGGACAAGATAGATGAAGCCATGGGCGATGTTGCCGTCATCGAACTCGGCTCTGACATCACAGAATAGGAGGTAAAAATATATGGCAACTTACAAGACAGGATGGATGAAGAAATTGATTAACGGCGTGTCTACGAAGATATTCGCAATCAGCCACGTGAAAGCAATTTACTACGATTATGCAAAAAGCAAGACTTTGAAATCAAAGCTGGATGAAATGGACACAAGCATCACACAAAAAGCTACAAAAGCAAGTCCAGTATTTACTGGCTACTTAAACCATGGCACAAATAACAGTGTAAATACAAACCGTGGCGTAGCCTTGGCAGGAAACAATCTCTTGGTTTATAAAAACCAAATTGCTGGCGGCCATTACAACGACTACACATCTGCATTGGAATGTCCCGATGAGGGAGTAAACAACCATGGTTCGCTCCTGGTTCTCGGAAATGGAAAATCTGGAGGAATGGATAACCTATCAAACGCTTTTCGTGTCGGCATTCAGGGTGATGTGCACGGAATGAAAGCCTATATGAGTAATGGTGCTGACTATGCCGAATTTTTTGAATGGGCGGATGGAAATGGAGAAAGTGAAGATAGAAGGGGGTATTTTGTCACGTTTGATGAAGAGAAACCGCACATGATAAGGAAAGCTACAGAAAGCGATTACATCCTCGGAATCGTGAGTGCTAACCCTTGCGTCATTGGAAACTCAGATGAAGATTGGAGAGGACGCTTCATTCTTGATGACTTCGGAGATTTTATTTTAGAAACTACGGAAGTTGAAAAAAAATGCATTGATAAAGAGACAGGAGAAGAAAAGACAGAAACCGTTCCAGCAACATTTTTCAAACAGAATCAGGAGTATGACCCTACAGAGGAATATATCCACAGAAAAGACAGAAAAGAATGGGATTATGTAGGAATGATTGGTGTATTGAATACTCTTGATGATGGAACTTGCGTAGCTGGTGGCTACTGTAAATGCAACAATGACGGAATCGCAACAAATGCACAAGAGAGGGGGATAGATACATACAGAGTGCTTGAAAGGGTAACTGAAAACATCGTCAAGGTCTGTATTAAATAGCCTTGGCACCAACAGAAAGACATGAGGTAGAATTATGTACTACGCACGAATTGACACACAAACAAAGATTTGTGTTGAGGTTTTTGAAACAGATGAAGCTATCAACTATCCACAGTATATCCAACTTGATTCATTGGATGAAAGCCTTGTAAAACGCAAGAAATACGTCAACGGTGGATGGGTGGACACGACAGCAGATGAAGCCTGTGATTACCGTGCAAAATACGGAGAATGCCACCATAAGTGGCTGGAGGATTGCATCGGAGATACAGATAACTTATCGACAACAGACAAAACAAGCCTTGTCGCAGCGGTAAATGAGTGTTTTCAAAATGCCAGTGATGGCAAGACGGCTATTTCCAATGCTATCGCTGGCGTAGACGAAAGCATCACCATCCCAGATAACCCTACATTCGCACAGCTGGCCGCTTGCATCGCTCAGATTTCCACCGGCTTGCAGGTAGCCATTGGCTCAATGAATGTATACACTATTCCGGAATCAATCACAGGAGAAACACCTTTCCAGCCTAAGATTGTTATTGTTTACAACTTTGGTTCCGGATTAAGTAACTTCAACATGGGATTGTATGTTTCCCCGGAAGTCACAGGAGTATCATCACAGCAGATTTCCGATAGTGCAAACGGAATCGGAAACAAATTATCTCGTAGAGCGAATCCATTTACCATTACAGAAACAGGCTTTTCTATGGTAAATACCGGAGCAGCTACGGATCTGAAATGGATTGCCCTCGGATAAGAAATGTAACTGTAAACGTGTTTTAAGTCGTGCCGGAGCGGTTTTATCCGCTCCCCGGTACGCAGAAAGAGGAAATTATGTATTATTATGCAATGATTGACGATTCAAACATTGTAACCAACACACTTTCAGCTGGTTCTCCTATCTCAGCACCTACCATGATTCCTATTACAGAGGAACAATTCAATTCCGGGAATTTGGTAGGAAAGTATTACGATTCTTCCACAGGAGAATTTGTTGACCCGACACCTTCCGTATTGGCGGCACACAGCACCGGAGAGATCAACCACGGAGAAAAATGGCTGTCTGACATTATCGACAAGTTGGCAAAAAAACCGAAGAGACATAAGACGCTTACGATTGTTCAAAATCATGGTATCACTGAAAGAATTAACTCCGGTATCTATAGAAATGGAATGCTTATTCTTGGTGCGGATAAAGGTAAAATATTTACAAGCACTGATTTTGAAACATTTACTATGCACAGTACACCGCTTACCAATTCTGATTATGTCGTAAAATTTGTCTATGACGGAACATATTTTTACGGATATACATGGGATAAGGTTATTAGATCTACAGACGGAATTAACTGGAGCATTTTCACAATACCAGGAGATACGGAAGGAAGTACCGTGAATATAAGAGATATAGTAGCAACAGATGGGAAATGCGGTGTTGTTTCATCGGATGGAGATTTGTATATTTCATTAAACGGTGGTGCATTCACCAAAATGGAACTTGACATATCATCAAAAAGTATTTTAAGTAGCATTGTTATTTTTAACGATGAGTTTTTAGCCGTTGGTTGTAATTCAGACGAACAGAAACGACTTGCTGTTAGAACGATTAACAATTGCACTTCCTATGATTGGGTGGAAGGCGAAAACTTAGATTTTCCTACTGAAATAATTAGCGGTGAAAATGTTATATATGGTATTTTTTACAACGCAGTATATACATCACTTGATGGTTATTATTGGAGATTAGAAAGAGAGTTTAATTGCGCTCATCCACGTATTCGATGCGTTGAAGGAGATTCATGCTTTATTACTAGCGCAGGTGGAAGAATTTTTTACAGTGATAACAGCAACGATTGGCATATTATTTATCGCTCTCCTGAAGATTATATGGATTTTGCCGGTATCTTTGGAGATAAATTTATCACAATCAACAGTGCCTTAGAATTAACCATAGATGAGGCTTATTAGGAGGTAACAACAATGTACATAACACCTGGCACCATCATTCAATGTGCAGCTGTTCTAACGGCAGCAGGAACTATCATCGGAGTAGTTTTCGCAATCTTCCGATGGTTTCAAAAACAGAAACAGCAGGATATTGATATTGCCGCTCTGAAAGAAGAGCAATGCCTTTTGACTTATGGTATTCTTGCCTGTCTGAAAGGCTTAAAAGAGCAAGGGTGCAACGGTCCTGTGACCGAAGCCATAAATAAAATTGAGAAACACGTAAATCAAAAAGCACACGATCAGATTTGAAAGGAGGTGACAGAACCATGGATATTTCATTTGTAACAGAATATGCAGTTCCTATCATTGTAGGAATCTGCCTTTGTATCGGCTATGTGATTAAGAATATCATCACAAGTGAAAAGGTGAACAAGTATATCCCACTCATTATGGCCGTTCTCGGTGTTGTCCTTAATATCTGGATTAACATGGGATTTACTCCGGCTATTCTGCTTGGCGGTCTTATTAGCGGTCTTGCAAGTACCGGATTGCACCAGGCGTTCAAAAATATCATTGAAAGAAAGGATGATTAACTATGTCAGTTTTATGTGGATGGGCGAGCATTGATGAACGAGGAAAAGGCTCCGGCGGTAAGGCAGGAGATCAGACAGGGAAAGAAGTCAAAACCGGTCCATGGTATGACTTTGGACAAACTACCGTTCTTCGTTGGAAAGATGAAGCCAAAGCGAAAAAGTATGCGAAAGCCATCAAGGCTCTTTGCAAAAATAAACATATCGGCTATGACAAGTCAGAACGCACCAGCTTATACAGTGCATTGAAAAAGTTAGGATGGGATTATACCAAACTGACAAAAGATGTAGAGTGCGATTGCTCCGAACTCGTAGCCTGTGCCGTGAACTGTGTTCTTGGCAAAGCGGCTATTTCTTCATCGGTTTATACCGGAAACCTCAACAATGCCCTCGTAAACTCCGGTTATTTCAAAAAATTAACCGGCTCCAAATATTGCGATTCCAGTAACTACCTTGCCATTGGTGATGTAATCAACGCACCGGGGCATCATGTAATCAGTTGCCTTGAAAATGGCCCGAAGGTAGGAAAGAAATCTGATACATCAAAGGTAGCCGAGCCTACTTTGAAAAAAGGCAGCACAGGATCAGAAGTTAAGAAGTTGCAGAGCAACCTCAATAAGGTCCTTGGCGGTGATAATATTGAGACAGATGGTATCTTTGGTACCGATACCAGGGATTCCGTGAAGAGATTCCAGAAGAAATACGGCTTGTCCGTAGATGGTGTCTATGGTCCAAAATCAGCAGCCAAAATGAAGTCACTTATCAAATAAGGCGGTCATGGAGATTTCTCCTTGATATAAAAAAAGAACCCCGGCATAATAACCAGGGTTCTTTTTTATATCAAATCTGCTACTGCTCGAAAAGAGAATCATCGGTTATATCCCAAATATCATCATCCTTGTGCCGCTGGTAGAAATCAAAGGCCTGTTTACTTTCAACCTCTGCTTCGATGCGGCAAGTGCCGTCCTCATCAATGAATTGTATGTAGACAGCATTTCCCTCAATATCGACCATGGTAAGCATTCCATCTATCATGTCATATCGAGCAGGAACGCAAAACTGCATGACCTCATATTCCGTGCATTTTAAGATGTCCGCTATTGACTTGATTCTATGATACTGGTGCGGAGTATTCTTCTGGTGGTCCCAATCCTCAAGCGTCCGGATAGGGATATTCGTTGCCCTGTGCAATTTTGCTATGGATAAGCCTGCTTTCTTTCTAAGGTTTCTGATATTATTCATATCTACCAATCCTTTCACTATTTGCTATGACAAACAAAACTAGCCACGCTCCACTGACGATTGCCAAAACAATCTGCCATGGCTGGATAGAGAAATCTGAATCCAGCGTAAAGGAAATGAACATAAGTAATGCGGCCATTATGTAGGTTACCAATAAAACTATCTTTTTCCTCATTCTTTCCACCTTTCCTTTCTCGCCGTATTGCCGATACGTCAGCATTTTCATTTAGTGGTTTCTTTCCTTTGCTATTCGTTCGGCGGTCGCTTTCGTGCCGTCTCCGATAAGACCATCTTCTGTTTGATAATACCATCCGTAGATGTATTCGTTATCGATATATACTATCATTTTATACCTCCTCAACTATGTAGACTATTTTGCTACCTTTTCGGTAATAAAATAATCCCTCATTGTGAAAACCTTTTGTTATTGTTTTCACGTCATCTTTGCTATACTCACCATCTAAATCTTCCCATCTATCTTCTTTAGGATTGTATTTTTCTATTCTGTATTTTTTCATAATATCCTCACTTTCTCGCCGTTTTGCCGATACGTCAGCATTTTATAACTTAAACAAATAAGCGAATCCCTTCATTTAATTTGGAAATATCAATTTCATTACATTCTCTGTTAAGACATCGTTGCACAGATTTTTCTTTCCTTTTTTGGAATTTTTCAATCTGTTCTTCTGTCATGCTTTTCATCATGATCTCATCTCTAACATCAAATTTCACTTCCCAATTCAATTTGATATTCCCTGCGTATACCTCAATGGTATAGTTTTTGAATTTTTCATCTGCCTTAATTTCTTCAATCTTTTCTCCTATTGTCATAACAATCACCTGTCCTTCCTTGTTTCTGTATCATTTCTGTGTTCCTTATGCATGTAGACTACCACGTTATGACGTGGAAGTCAATACTTGAAATGTAAATAATTTGTAAACAACTAGATTCATAATATCCTAGTTTCCTCTACTATATAGGCATAGTTCTATGCAGGTACTATGTACCCTTAATTTAAGCGGATTCGGTGTGGGACACTCTATGATAGTAAATATATATAGGCTGGTTATAGCACTCTATCAATATCCCTTTATACTATGCGTTATGTATACAGGTACTACGTACCCTCTAATATAAGCGGATTTTAGATGGGACACCTAATATATGTAAATAACAGAGGGAAAGAGAATGTTAAATTTCTACTTGACAAAAAAGACAGAAAATTGTAGTATAGTATACAGAAACAATACAGAAACGAAAAGAGGTGATACCATGGGACCTAGATTTGATGAAACACAAAGAGGTAGAAAATTCTATGATAGCCAGCTGCCAAAACTGATTAAGGCTATCGAAGAAAACACGGCTGAATTAAAACGTGCCAATGACATCAAAGAAAAAGAACTGGCAAGTAAAGGGGCAGACACATATGAAAAAGTCAGAACCGGAGCGGACCTTTTACAAGACGGCAGGAATTGAGAAGTTGTATCAGAGCCACAGGACGGAGATTCGGAACGCTGTTAAGAGGTTCCTATCCGGAGACTTCGGAAGTGGCTCACAGGTTCCGAAGAATGATCTCATAAAGCACTTTGGAAGTTATGAGTTATCATTCGGAACTGTATGGATCATAAGTTATCATTTGTTCAGGAGCAGGGACTTCATAACCTTGCTACTACCTGAAGAATATGAAGAAAGGAGTGAACGGACATGATGTATACAGAGAAAGACTTAAAAAATCAGGAGCGTTTAAGAAGAGAGATTGCGGAAGATAGAAAAAAGAAAAAGAACAATAATACAAAGTATAGAGTTGCTTGGTGGCTTTCCTTACTAGGCTATATCTGTATTGGATGGTTGATTTGGGACGTATGGCATCTGGAAGAGTATTTGTTTATTCCATGGCGTGTAAACTTTGGAATTTTCAAACTTTTCGCAGCAATCATTACATTGGCAATTGCCAGCAACATTCTTAACGATGAAAAAGAAAATGAAAAATAACTAAACACTCATGCCTATTTCAATCGGCGTTACGGTTTAGTTGTGGATAATTGATTTTGCAACCAAGAATATATAGAAAGGCAGAAGTTTATGGAAAAACAATTTAAGATGGGTTCGCTCTTTGATGGGTTGTACTCAATTACCAATGACGGACGTTTATATAGCAATAGAAGAAATAAGTTTTTGCGTCCATCGACAGATAAATACGGCTATCTATATTATGTGATAAGTATTGATGGGGTAAGAAAAACACTAAAAGCACATAGGCTTGTTGCACAAGCATTTATTCCGAATCCGTACAACAAGCCTACTGTAAACCATAAAAACGGAATACGAGATGATAACAGGGTTGAAAATCTTGAATGGGCGACTTATAAAGAGCAGCAAGAAAATGAAGTTACAAAAGAACGTGCAAAAAAGGTTCACGAAAAAACAGATTATAGGAGCATGGGAGCAAAACGGAATTTTGGAAGAAAAAAAACAGCCGTATATAAAGATGGTGTACTCATAGGAAAGTATGAAACATTATTGGAAGCGGCTAGGCAAAATAATACGAATTACTCAAAGGCATCTGAATGTGCTAATGGTAATCGAAAAAAAGCAGGAGGGTTAGTATTTTGTTTCGAATAGGAAGTTTATTTTCAGGATCAGGCGGTTTTGAATTAGCCGCCACACTTTGCGGAATGGAGCCAATATGGGCTTCTGAAATCGAACCCTTCCCCATCCGAGTAACCACGAAACGATTTCCCCACATGAGACACTACGGAGATATATCCTCAATAGCCGGCTCGGAACTTGAGCCGGTAGACCTCATAACAGGCGGTTCACCATGCCAAGATATGTCAGTCGCAGGAAAACGAAAAGGAATGAGCAAAGAGTGTCCGAAATGCGGTTACAAATCGGTAGCCAATGAAGATGCGGACATTTGCCCGGAATGTGGTTCTGAAATGCAATATACACGCTCCGGGTTATTCATGGAACAAATACGAGTAATCAAAGAAATGAGGGAAGCAGATGAAAGAAATGGAAGGTCAGATCAGTTTATTCGACCTCGATTCATGCTCTGGGAAAATGTTGTCGGAGCATTCTCCAGCAACAAAGGAGAAGATTTTCGAGCCGTACTTGAAGAAACAGCGAAAGTCAAAGACAAGACCGCCACTATTCCTAGACCTCCGAAAGGAAAATGGAATACAGAGGGATGCATCGTGGGTGATGGGTGGAGCATTGCCTGGAGAGTTCTCGATGCTCAATTTTGGGGAGTCCCCCAAAGACGCAGACGAATCGCTCTTGTCGCAGATTTTGCAGGACAATGTGCCGGAGAAATATTATTTAAGCGAGAAGGCTTGTCAAGGAATTTTACGGAGAGCCGAAAAGAGGGGCAAGCAGCTTCCGGAGATATTGCGAAAGGCACTGATGCATCAGGCGAACATGGTATCGTAAGCAAGCATACATTTAGAAAAACAGCACATCCACGGAACAGTGAGGAAGGACAAGGATGGGAGCATACAGACGTAAATGATACGCTCAATGTTTTTGACAATGGAGAAGTAAGAACACCTACATTGGTATGTGAAAAAGACACGGAAGTCAAACATTGCATAGGGTTTGAACCGGGAGCAGCAACACGAACCGGGGGACATACATACGATAACCAAACTGGATCATTAAGAGCGAACATGGGAGATAATCAGTTTTGCGTGGCGAAAGAAGAACAATATGCCGTTGATTTTGGCAGAGTTGCTGACAGAATACAGATGAACGCAACAAAGGCGGTAACACTACAAGGATTAGGCGGTGGTTCAGGTGCAAAGACAGGATTGTATTGTCTGCCAAAAGATGCACCACCGATAGGGATAAACGGTACAGTAGCAGGAACGCTTGACAGCAACTGTTACAAAGGACAGGGAGAAAGAAACGGTGTCGAAAGAGAATGTGTAGCCGTTCCTGTCACCATGCAAGTACGATGTGGAAATCCGAACGGTGGCGGTAAAGGTGCATTGCTGCAGATAAACAAATCAGCAACATTGAGTTGTGGTGTTCCACAGACGCTATTTGATCCGCAAAAGAAAGTTTATGGAATATGCTCTTATGGCTCAAACTCAATGAAATCCGATAATCCACATAGCGGAATATACGAAGCTGACACGGCAAGAACATTAGACCTCAATGGTGGTAATCCTGCTTGCAATCAAGGCGGTATATGCGTTGTGGAAGGTAACGCACCTGTTTATACAATAGATGAAAAAATGGGAAATACATATATATGGAAGGAGCAGGGAAATACGCTTGCAAGTAGAGATTATAAGCAACCACAGGCGGTATGCGTTGTGGAAGGTAACGGCTCTCGTCCGTCACATCGTGGAGATGGATATAAGGAATCAGAAACCATGTACACGCTGAATACGACAGAGCAACACGCAGTAGCTTACGATTGCAGAAACAATGTTCCAATAGAAGAAAAGAGCGGTACATTACAGGCTAAGTCGAATGGTGGTCAGTCATTGAATTATATCAATCCGGTAGCACAACGATGCGGATTTGAACAGAAAGCATTTGGAAAATATGATGAATCAGGAAAAGCAAGCTGTCTAAAAAGCAGAGATTACAAAGATGCTACTGATTTGATAGTTGAACCATCCTACATAGTAAGACGGCTGACACCGATTGAATGTGCAAGATTGCAAGGCTTCCCAGACTGGTGGCTGGATGGTCTTGAAACAGAAGAACCGACAGGGCATGATATAGCCTTTTGGCGAGAAGTCTTTGAAATCCATAGAAAAGTAGTCACAGGAGCAAAGAAACCAAAGACGGACAAGCAGATCATAAAATGGTTGCAGAATCCGTACTCCGATGGTGCAGCATATAAGTTATGGGGAAACTGAATCGCCCTACCTTGTTTTCTCTACGTGGTAGAGGGAATAAAGGAAGTCCTCGATAGAACCTCAAACGAATAACCACAAAAAAATGACACCGAAACGGTGCCACCTCAATGAACGATATGAACATTTCCATTATCAAAGATTTGGATTGACTGATAACTATTTATGAATGAAAGAGCAGCATCCCCGGTGAGCGGTTCGCCTTTTGCCATTGCGTTCCGACCTTTTCGGAATGCTTCATGATCGAGAATCAGGCAGAAGAAATGACATTCTGAATCGTATTCCTCATACCTGAAGTCTGGGCCGTACTTTTCCTTGAAGTATTTAATTGCTTCATGGTGAGAAGAAAATGCCGGGATGTTCGCTTCATCCTCACGAGATATCGGTTTAACCATTCAAAAATAACCACCTTGTAACTTTTAACAAAGCATAACACAGAAAGGACGAGATATGAATTACAAAGAGTTTTTGAAAAGCAAAATCGATCTTGCGACTTCATCCGGTTTTGAAATATTACCTGAGGAAGTAAATAAAGCGCTAAAGCCACATCAGAGGGATGCGGTTGTGTGGGCGATTAAAGGGGGCAGACGAGCTTTATTTGAATCGTTTGGACTTGGTAAAACAGTTCAGGAAATCGAGTTCTGTCATCAGGTCATAACACACAAAGGAGGTAAAGGTCTGATTGTTCTTCCGCTTGGAGTAAAGCAGGAGTTCACCAATGATGCTGTCAACGTGCTTGGGTATGAAAAGCCAGAATATGTACGCACTATGGACGAAGTACAAAACTGCAGCACGGAAATCATGATTACAAACTATGAGCGTGTTCGTGATGGAGATATCCGGCCAGATTACTTTACGGTTACATCACTGGACGAAGCCAGCGTTTTGAGGTCATTCGGAAGTAAGACCTATCAAACATTTTTAGATAAATTCAAAGGGGTCCCTTATAAGCTGGTTGCGACCGCAACACCATCGCCAAACAAATACAAAGAGCTGATACACTATGCCGGATATTTGGAAGTCATGGACACTGGACAAGCGTTGACGAGATTCTTCCAAAGGGATTCGACAAAAGCAAATAACCTTACATTATATCCGAATCAGGAAGATGAGTTCTGGTTATGGGTAAGCAGCTGGGCGTTATTTGTAACAAAGCCATCTGATCTAAATCCGGAATACTCTGATGATGGTTATGTCTTGCCGGATTTAGATGTGCACTGGCATGAGTTGCCGATAAAATACGGAGATAAAAAGAATAAGGACGGCCAGTTTGTTCTATTTACGGAATCCAGTGTAGGACTGAAAGAAGCCGCAGCAATCAAACGTGAAAGCATTCAGCAACGAGTAGAAAAGATGAAAGAGATAGTTGAATCCGCTCCGGGTGAACATTTTGTATTGTGGCATGACCAGGAAGCGGAGAGACACGCCATCAAAAAGGCACTTCCGGAAGTGGTAGATATTTACGGCTCGCAAGATTACGAAACACGAGAGAAGAGAGTCCTTGACTTCTCTTATGGTAAAACAAGGTTGTTTGCAACAAAAAAATCTATTTCCGGCAGCGGATGTAACTTTCAGAGATATTGCCATCGTGAGATATTTGTCGGCATAGATTTCGAGTTTAACGATTTTATACAGGCAATACACAGATGCTACCGCTTTTTGCAAAAGGAAAAGGTAGTGATTGATATTATCTACATGGAGAATGAACGGCACATAAAAGAGGTCTTGCTGGAGAAGTGGAAGAACCACAACCACATGGTAGGTAAGATGGTTGAAATCGTAAAAAAATACGGTTTGAACAATGCAAATTTAGAAAACAGATTAGAACGAAAAATGGGGGTTGATACCGTGAAAGTAGAAGGAAAATATTATACCGCAGTAAACGATGATTGCGTAGAAGAAACGAGAAGAATGGAAAGTAACAGCGTGGATTTAATTCACACATCAATTCCATTCGGTAACCACTATGAATACTCAAGTAACTATAACGACTTCGGCCATAACCAAAATACGGAGCGATTCTTTGAGCAGATGGACTACCTGACACCGGAGCTGCTCCGGGTGTTGAAGCCGGGAAGAGTGGCTGCCATCCACGTAAAAGACAGAGTTCTGTTCGGAAATGCTACCGGTACCGGTATGCCAACGATTGAACCGTTCCATGCAGATTGTATCTCGCATTATATGAAGCACGGATTCCAATACTTCGGCATGATAACCGTAGTTACTGACGTGGTTCGAGAAAATAACCAGACATACCGCCTTGGCTGGACGGAGCAGTGTAAAGATGGCTCAAAGATGGGTGTAGGTTGTCCAGAATATATCTTGCTGTTCCGCAAACTTCCGACAGACCACTCCACGGCATATGCGGATGAACCGGTAACAAAATCAAAAGAGGACTATACAAGAGCACAGTGGCAGATTGACGCTCATGCCTACTGGAGAAGTTCCGGTGATAGACTTGTCAGCAAGGAAGAGTTGGAGAACTGCTCCGTTGAAAGTCTACAAAAGGTGTATCGGAAATACAGCCGTGAAAATGTCTACGATTACCATGAACACGTTGAACTTGCGAAGAAATTAGATGAGAATGGGAAACTTCCGGCAGTCTTTATGGTAGTTGCTCCGGGTTCGTGGAATAACCTTGAGGTTTGGGATGATATCAACCGTATGAGGACGCTGAACACAACACAGACACGTAGACGGCAGCAGATGCACGTTTGTCCTTTACAGCTGGATATTGTAGAGCGAATCATTAACCGTTATTCCAATGAAGGTGACCTCGTGTTAGATCCATTCGGCGGACTTATGACGGTACCTATGATGGCCGTAAAAATGAAACGTAGAGGTTACGGAATTGAGTTAAGTCAGGATTATTTCCGAGATGGAGTAGGTTACTTGCAGGAAGCGGAAAGCGAAAGAGAAACGCCTACTTTATTAGATTTCTTCAACTTAGAAAGTGAGGATTGATACCATGGCAGATTTATATAAAGTATCGGAATTAGTAAAGAATGTTCTTGAAACAAACAAATTAGCGAGGAATAGCGACAACTACTTATATTACCTCGTTCTGAAAAAAGTAGGGAAAAAGAACGGCATTGATATTGATGGTATGTCAATGCCAGTATTCCTTCTACACATGCGAGAATACGGATTTCCACCTTTTGAGAGCGTGCGCCGTAGCAGACAAAGAATCCAACACGATCATCCGGAACTGTCAGGAACAAAAGCGGTGCGAGAGTATAGGCAGATTGAAGAGGAACAATACCGGGAATTTGCTATGAGCGGAAAGGAGTAAGCCATGCAAGAAAAGCCGGCTAGGTGCTGTCATCCGGATTGTTATAACTGTCCATATGATGAATGTATATATGATGGTTACGAAGATGATGAGACGAATGCAATTGATAAAAGCGTTAAGAAATTTGCGATGCTGCAGCGAGCGTTATTTAACGGTAGTGAGAAGAGTTTTCGTTGCAGTCAATCCGAAAAAGGCAAAGCGGCGCAAAAAAGGTATATCCAATCCGAAAAAGGCAAAGCGGCGC